AAACCAGCTCAAGCACCTAAAAGACGGGACTTAATCGTAGGTTCCCTAGGAGACATACTCAGGTGGGACAACTTAATACTCTGAATAACCAAAATGATTCACCGGATATTCTAGATGTTATGGGGCTATTATCAAAAGGAGCCAGGGATCTTTTCCTAAAGATAAAAAATCAGATGAATTACCGCACTAATGTCGCAACTCTTCGTTCTGAGAACCTGACCAAAGGTCAGTTGAATAAACGTAGCGCCTACTATAAAGAGCTTATTACATTCGATCTGGTATGCCGTTTACCGGCTACAGGAATCATTGATATTGACGATGAAACCCAACTGATGTACTCAAAACACACGTACATTGTATCTCCCTTTTTCATCTTACCTCCGCACGAATATGTGCCTCGCATTAAGCATATATGGAGTCAAGTAAGTGATAAATGATTTAAAGACTAAAACGCCTACCTTTAATGGTTATGAAATAATTCTTAATGATCCCGTATTTAAACAATATCGAGACTTTTTGAATGGGTACACCCTACCTAAAGATAGTAACCTTACCCATAAGCACCATATAATTCCTAGATCTCTAGGCGGTAACAATCGTAAAGAAAATCTAATAAGACTGACCATTGAGGATCATATAGAAGCTCACAGGCTTCTGGCTGAAGGCGCTAAATCGTATGGAGATGTTCAAGTAATACATGCAACTAATCGCGCCCTCAGAATGATACAAGGCACTCAGGCGAATATTGTTAATATGGATATTTTTGATTTACTGGCTCAGGTGTCTAAATCCGCTTTCCAGTTATTTAATCAAATTAAATTAAATCGTGACCCAGAAACAAATATCTGTGTCCTGGCTGGTGAATTTAATACGCCCTCACAAAAAGCTGCTTTTTCTCGTTCATTTAATGAATTAAAAAGAAAAAATATTATCAGACGTGTGAAAACAGCATATTATAAAAAAGACAAAAACGAACAGGCATTTATATTAAATCCTGATTTGTTTAAAACTTTTGATATTAATAAAGCCCAAGAGATATGGTTTAATTGTTAATCACGCCTCCGGCGTGTTCCGCAGATTAATAAATAGGAACACACCCTATGGAACGATTAATAATGCAAAACTTAAACAATCCTCCGCATCCTCCGTACCCTACGGATGATATTTGGGCTGAAAAGCTTAAACCCATCGTAAACCCATACGATCACGGGATGGGTTTTGATTACGGATCAGGCTCCTGCCTGATGAACTGGAATAATCTCCAGCAGTTCCGTAAAGACCATGAAGTAAACGAAGACTGCATCTGGACAATCGTCGAATGCGACGATGAGGTGTACCTCTCTCATGGTATTCATTGGATCAATACTCTGGGTTACATCGTAACCGAGAAGACCCCTGAAGTACCTGTGTACGAAGACATTCGTATCGACTAACCAGACCCCCATCGGGGGGTTTAAAACCTCTATCAAACCATTGGAGTAAGTTATGGGTGCATACACCAACTTACAGAACATTCCGTTGTCTGTGGCAGTCTGGTTGGCGCATGACGAGTACGACCATGACAGTCGTAATAATCACATCTCAGCAACCAGCTTATTGAAAAGCGTCCGTCAGATCGTCCTGCTTACGCGAGTAAAGAAAAGTGAGCAGACCCCTGACATTGCGGGGCTTATCCCCTCAACGCTTGGTACAGCGATTCACAACGGCATTGAACATGCCTGGGTGGTGAACTATAAAGATTCCCTGCGTAAGCTGGGTGTCTCCAAGCGCGTTATTGAGCGTGTGAAGATCAACCCTTCTGCCGAGGAACTCGACGAAGACTGCATACCGGTTTACCTGGAGCAGCGGGCTGAGAAAGAGATCCTGAACTTCATCGTATCCGGTAAGTTCGATTTCATTGCTGAAGGTCGTCTGGAGGATTTCAAATCAACCAGCACCTACACATACCAGTTTGGAACCAAAGATGAAGATTACAGCCTGCAAGGGTCAATCTATCGCTGGCTCAACCCTGACAAAATCACTCAGGATGAGATGGCAATTCAGTTCATCTTCACAGACTGGTCAGCAGCAAAAGCCCGTGTCGAAAAAGACAAAGGCTACCCCGTCAGCCGAATCATGGAGCAGCGCATTCCACTCAAGTCGATCGCTGAAACAGAAGGCTGGATTAGAAATAAACTCACTGAAGTTCTTAAATATCTAACAGCAAAGGATGAAGACATCCCTGAATGTAATGATAAAGAACTTTGGCGAAAAGCCCCTGTTTATAAGTATTACAAAAACCCCGAGAAAATGACTCGTTCAACTAAAAACTTTAATACATTACCCGAGGCCCAATTAAGAATGGCCCAAGATAATGGTGTTGGAATTATTGTTGAACAAAAAGGCACTGTTGGTGCTTGTCGTTATTGTGATGCTTTCTCAACCTGTAAACAAAAAGATAAATACATCGAATCTGGTGAATTAATTCTTAATTAGGAAACTGTCATGTTTAATAAGTTAATCCAAAAAGTTAAAAATGTTTTTAATAGTATTTTTACTGTTGAAGACGCGCTTGTAACCGACCCGGTACAAGACGATCTGTTCACTAATGTCACTGCACGGAAACGGCATGACTGCACCAAACTCACCCAGTACCACTATGACTTTATTCGTCGTGAGTACCTGCTGTGGAAAGAAGCAAATACGGGAATACCACGAAAAGAAAAAGAAACTCGTGATGAGTTCGTACAGAGGCTCAATGCCCGCATGGGTTTGAATAAGTCTTACCGCACTTTAAATAATGTGTGGTCTGGTCGGATCAAAAGAGATGACCTGCCCCAGGGTACACCTAGTTTTGACTTTTAAGGAGTGAACCATGAGTACACTTCGAGATTTGTCCACCTTGGACTATCACCCTATCTCAGAAAAATTGACTGAGATAATGAAACAGCGTGTAGGCACCAGCGAAGAACATTATTTTCATGTTCTGGTCGGGTATTACCTGGCTAAAGTAGCTTCCACTATGCGCTGCAATGTAGAACTGCCCGGAGGTAAGGTAGTCCCCGTCAACCTCTACTCAGTAAACCTGGCTCAATCCGGTTTCGGTAAAGGTAAATCCCAGGACGTGATGGAAGACGAGGTTATTAAACTCTTCCAGGAGCAGTTTGTGGAGGATACCTATCCAGCCATCGCAGAGACACAGATTTACAACCGAGGGTGTAAACGTGCAGGTAAACGAGCCACGGATCCAGACGATGAAGTGGAGCGTGTTCGTGCTGAGTTTGAAGGCAAAGGAGGTTATCTCTTCAGCTTCGACTCAGGTACCGCCCCTGCTCTAAAACAGTTCCGTGAACAGTTGCTTATCTCAGAAGCCGGCTCAATTAACTTTGAAGTGGATGAGATTGGTTCAAACCTACTAGGTAACATGGAAATGTTCCCTCCGTTCCTGGAGCTTTACGACAAGGGTAAGATTAAGTCCAAGCTGATCAAACATACCAACGACAACAAACGTGGTACTGAGATCACTGGACAGACCCCTGCCAACATGCTGATCTTCGGTACCGCCTCACGTCTGCTGAACGGTAGTAAAACAGAAGATGAATTTTATTCTCTACTGGATACGGGATATGCCCGTCGTTGCTTCTTTGCCTATGTGAAAGACAATCACAAAAACAAAAATGCCAACGGTGCTACCGAGGTAGCCGGTATGAAGTCTCAGGCTCATTCACAGTTCCTCTGTGATTTGTCAGATACCTGCCTACAACTGGCAGACCGTACCCATTTCCGTAAGAAACTGGTGATGGAAGATGCGGTAGCAATCCCCTGGATGGACTACAAGATCCACTGTGAGAACCGTGCATTAGATCTCCCGGAACATGACGAGATCCGTAAAGCTGAGATGAACCACCGTTACTGGAAGGTCATGAAGCTCGCGGGTGCGTATGCGTTCCTGGATCAGACATACAACATCACAGAAGATCACCTGTACCACGCCATTAAAGTGGCTGAGGAATCAGGTAAGTCCCTGGATCGTATCATGGCACGAGATCGTGCACCGGTTAAGCTGGCGAAATACCTGGCTCAGGCTGGACGTGAAGTGACTCAGTATGAGTTGATGGAAGACCTACCCTTCTACAAAGGCAGTGTTTCTCAGAAGCAGGACATGATGACCATGGCAATTGCCTGGGGTTATAAAAATAACGTCGTCATCAAGAAGTCCTTTGTGGATGGGATCGAATTTCTGTCAGGAGAATCTCTGCAGGAAACCGATCTGGATCAGATGATTTTCAGTTACTCCGATCACATCGCCTACAACTACATGAACGAGTTTCAGGCCTTTGATGATCTACATAAGGTGACTCAAGCCCAAGGTTTCCATTGGGTATCTCATCACGTAACCGGAGGCCACAGGGCCGAAGAGTGTGTGATGGAAGGCTTTAATATGGTTGTGATTGACGTGGACGGTGGCTGCTCTCTGAGTACCGCTAAGTTATTGCTGAAGGACTACAAAGCAATGTACTACACCACAAAACGTCACACTGAACAGGAGAACCGCTTCCGTATTATCCTGCCTTTGAACTACACCCTGAAACTGGACGCTGATGACTTTAAAGAGTTCATGCAGAACATCTTTGATTGGCTCCCCTTCGGTGTTGATGACCAAACCGGGCAACGTGCTCGCAAGTGGTTGTCTCACTCGGGTCACCACGAGTACAACGACGGACAGTTACTGGACGTACTGGAATTCATCCCGCGCACCTCTAAGAACGAGCGACGACAGGAACAGGTATTGGCTCAGGCCAACCTGAATAACCTGGAGCGTTGGTTTGTGAACAATACCGGTGAAGGTAACCGTTCCAACCAATTGCACCGTTATGCTCGTTTACTGGTTGATGCAGGCCACTCCTACGATCAGGTTGAAGAGGGTGTTAAATCTCTCAACGACAAACTTCCAAACAAACTCAAAGACGCTGAAATTCAGAGCACGATCATGAAGACCGCTGCGAAGAAAATCATTGAGCGTGACTCGAACAAAGCCGCTTAAAGCTCATGGGGCCATCCGGCCCCTTCTGCGGTTTCAATCAGGAATTTAAATATGTCTACTCAGATGAATGACCATCTGGTGTTGATCAGTGGTAAATCCGCTGGCGGTAAATCAGCATCATTGATGAACCTGCGTAACCCTGAAGGGGTTATGTATCTGAACTGCGAGAATTAACTGTAAGTTCTCGTTAAACCCATTGAATTGCTGGAAACCCCTTAGAGCCTTTTGAGCTACAACGTAACTGGTAACAGTAAGCGTGAATGCTTGAAAATCAAAAGGATTGGGCAATCAGCAGGCAAGATACAACGGAATACCAAACACTCAGAGTTTATATTTGGTATACTGTACGCATCTGAATTTATAAAGGTGCAGTATGGAAGACTATATAGAAGACACTGAATCAGGTATTTATAGAATTACCCGAGACGGTCGAGTATTTACTCAAAGTAAATACAAAATTCCAATTGTCGGTAAAGGTATGGAATTTACAGGCGAGTATAAACACATACTCAAACCAGAACGGGAAGTGTCCTATACCCTCAATAATAGAGGGTATTACTCAGTAGTTATCAGAAAAAAGACTTTAATGGTTCACCGTTTAGTGGCATTAGCTTTTCTGGAAAACCCAGAAAACAAACCACAGGTAAATCATAAAGACGGAGATAAGCTGAATAATCGCGTCGATAACCTTGAATGGGTTACTCAAGCTGAAAACCTAAAACACGCTAGGGATACAGGTTTGTGGAAACCTTATAAAGGTAAAAAGAATCATAAATCCGAACAAGCTAGGCAGAACTCATTAGCTAACTTAAAAGATAAATCTAAGTTAACTGATGATGAAGTCCGATATTGTAGGAAGGTATTCAAACCTCGTGATAAAGATTTTAGTGCTACTGCATTGGCGAACCGTTTTGGTACGTCAGTCGCTGCTATGGCTAAAATTGTTAAAGGACAAACTTATAAACACGTTGTATAAGCTCCAACGACTATCGAAAACACATCAAAATATTTTGATGGAAGTGAGTAGAGTACACCTCAAGTGAGGTGGAAGCAGTGGGCACCTTATTATTGAGGTGATGATATAGTCTAGTCCTCCGTGAAAGCGGAGGCAGGGTACGTCCCGGCTCTGTAGTAACGATACAGGGTGAATGTAAACGAACAAAAAGTTACCGTTCCGCAGCAAATTCAAAGAATACACAGTCACTGATCCATTACAGGTATACGAGGCGTTCACCGCTGCTGAATCCATGCCTGAGATCCATACGATCGTGATCGATACGCTCACCTACATGATGGACATGTATGAGAACAACTACGTGTTGAACTCTGCGAACACCATGAAGGCCTGGGGCGATTACGGTACGTTCTGGAAAAATCTGATGGCTCAGTACGTTGCGAAGTCCACTAAAAACGTGATCTTCCTGGCGCACTCAATGGACATCATGAACGAGTCTGAAATGATCATGGAAACCATGGTCAAAGTGAAAGGCTCCATCATGAACCAGGGTATTGAATCCTACTTCTCTACTGTAATTGCAGCGAAAAAAGTACCGCTGAATAAGTTGAAAGACTACGGTTCTGATCTCCTGGTGATCACTCCAGAAGAAGAAGCCCTGGGCTTCAAGTACGTGTACCAAGCCAAGTTGACGAAAGAAACCGTCAACGAACGTATCCGTGCGCCTCTGGGCATGTGGGATACCAAAGAAACCTTCGTCGATAACGATGCACAGAAAGTTCTGGATCGTCTTCACGAGTACTACGAGTAAACCATAAGGCAGCAGTTATGCCCCGCAACTTTAAAATAGGTATGCGGGTGAACTACCGCTACCTCTCTTTTCCCAAGGGCATCATTGTGGGTGTAGACCACATCACGCAACGAGTCCTATTAGTCACAACGCACCCTAAAGAATGTTTTATGAAGTGGGTGCATTGGACTTCTGTTGAACCTAACTACCGTCAAACCATCTCTCTGAGTCGAGTGGCATAACACCACCTCCGGTGGCTTTGGCGAAAATAATTTATAGGAAAAATTCTCATGACTGTATTAACAGCACTTAAATCATCCGCAGATGTAGAACAGGAAGTAGATGTACTGGGTGGCGGTGGCTTCCTGGTTGAATCCGGTGTATACGACTGCAAAATTGCAGTAGCTTATTTGACCACTGCAGACAGTGGCGCGATGGCTCTGAACGTTGAAATGAAAGCAACAGTAGACAACCAGGAAAAATCCATTAAGCAACAATTCTGGATGACTTCTGGTACTGCAAAAGGCCTGAAAACGTATTACATCGATAAGAAGACCAACAAGAAGAAAGGTCTTCCTGGCTTCCTGCAGGCTAACGCCTTGGCACTTCTATCTGTCGGTAAAGAAATCGGTGAACTGGAAACTGAAGAACGCACTATTTCTCTGTACGACTACGATGCCGGTAAAGAAATCCCTACTCGTGTAAACGTATTCTCTGACCTGGTAGGCCAGGATATTACAGCGGGTATCTTTAAGCAGGTTGTTGATAAACGTGCGAAGAACGATCAGACAGGTGAGTATGAGCCAACAGGTGAAACTCGTGAAGAAAACGAAGTCGATAAGTTCTTCCGTACTCGTGACAAACTGACTACAGCAGAAATCCTGGGTGGTATTACTGAAGCAGTATTCCACGACCAGTGGGCTGAAAAGTGGACAGGTATCACTAAAAACAAAGCCAAAGGCATGACAGGTGCTCAGGCGGGTGTAGCGGGCGCTCCAGCAGCGGCAGCTACTCAGGCAGGTGGCCCTGCTAAATCCCTGTTCTCGTAACGATGAAGCCCTCTGTCTACGTCGGGATAGATCCCGGAGATAAGGGGGCTATCTGTGCGGTACTGCCGAGTGAGCATAAAGCTATTTTTATGCCCACCACAGATAAGCCTATTGATATTGCCGCTTGGTTCAAACAGATCCAAGAGGAATACACCCTACGGATGGTCATGGTTGAGGACGTAAGTTCTATCCAAGGTGCCTCTGCAGGTTCCAACTTTAAGTTTGGCTACAACGTAGGGGTAGTTAATACCCTCGCTAGAGTATCAGGTTCCCCTGTTGATTTAGTCAGACCTAAAGCATGGCAAAAAGAGATAGGCCTATCTGTGAGCAGTAAGCTCAAAGGTGCACCGAGACAGAAAGCCATCAAACAGGGTGTCGCTGAGATATGTGAGCGACTCTACCCTCAAGTCAATATCCGAGGCCCGAAAGGGGGTCTTCTGGATGGACGCAGTGACGCATTGATGATTGCCCACTACGCCCTACTGAAATACCCGTAAGGAATTTCCCATGAAAGTTGAACAGAAATACGTCGTAGGTCGAGAGATCTTCGACACACTCGAAGCGGCTGAAGAGTACCTGGAAGTACACCAGGACCAGTCTCGTATCGATGCGTACACCGATTTCCTACGTGACAAAGGTGCACAACGCATCAGTCGTACAATCACAGATCACTTGATGGACTTCATTAAGTTCGAAAAAGGCACCCTCACGGTCGATCCAACTAAAAAAATTCAAGAGACTGAAGAGGTACCTGAAGTCGCTGAAGAAGAGATCGAAAACGAAGCGCCTGAAGTAAAGGAAGAAGCTGTCGCTGAACCTGAACAGGAGGCAGTTAACGAGCCTAAACCCAGCCTCTTCGCACAAAATGATGTCGAAGCGGAATCTGAAGACCCTGACGGTGCAGAAGAAGTACCCGAAGTACCGCCTGAAGTGATGGCGGCTACAGAAAGTAAGCCAAAAGGTAAAAGCCTCTTCTCATAACGGGAGGTCGCTATGCTAGGCAAAATCAAATTTTTGCTCCAAGCACTTGGGTTGATGTTAGTCGTGATGGTTCTCATCGGACTCACGTATTTCTTCTCAATTGTAGGTGCAGTCGTCCTGGGGGTGTTCCTCTTGTATGCCCTGGTGAGGGAATACAATTCAGGCCCGCCCGATTCTGATCACCGACAATAGTCGGTACAACTAAGAGAATGTCCATGTTAGGCAAACTATTTAGAAAGAAAGCAGGTTCTGCTGCTGCAGAACTGAAAAAAATGGAAAACCGTGACCTGATGGAAGCAGTAGTAGCAGGTTCCCTGCTGATTGCTGCGGCTGATGGTGAAATTGAGCCAGAAGAAATTACCAGCCTGGAGAAGCTGTTGGCAGCTAACCCATCCCTGGAGCACTTCGGCCCTGAAATCAACAAAGTGATGGCTCGATTCGAATCTATGCTGGATGCGGGTTTCCGTATCGGAAAGATGAAAATCATGCGTGAAATCGAAGATGTCAAAACTTCCCCACAGGAAGCTGAAGAAGTCTTCATCACTATGTTAACCGTTGCTGAAGCTGACGGTGAGATCGAACCAGAAGAACTGGCTATCTTAAAAGAAGTCGGCTCTAAACTGGGTATCCGTCTTGCTGACTATGGTCTGGACGCTAACTAATGGCACCTGAGTTCATCAACAAAATACGCATTATCGGATTCATACTACTGTTATTTGCTGTAGTCGCAGTGGACTTCGTATCCAGTCTAATGTCCATGGCGTTTGATGCTGCGATCGCCGGTACGATACTGGTTGTTGTGTGGCCTTTATTGTTTGGAAATAAATCAGACAAGACAGACTGCTGATGATCTCACCGGGGGATTAACCTCCCCCACTCCCATCGGATAGGGACTTACGGAAGCCATGACAGGTTCCGTTCTCCAGCAAGAGTAGAGCCGTAGGTTCCTATCCGATGGGAGCCATAGCCCATCAGTTAGCTGTGCAAATAGTCCAAGGCTCCTCACAGCCTGAATAGCAGGTATACCCTACCTGTGGACGAAACAGGGTTTACTTAGCTTTGCGCTTGGTGGATCGCGTCCGTACTCGCACAGTAATCTCATTAGTGATGCTTTCCTTGGTATCCGCAACCTTTGCAGAGGTTGTGTATAAAACGTGAGCTTTACGTTTACAAAAAGTACGGAGGTCATGAGGACGGGTTGCTCGCGTTCTCCATTAACAGGGTTGCCCCCTACCTGTTGACTGAAACAGGGGTGCATACAACTTCTCAAATCAGGACGTACTATGACGAATTTTGTGAATGTCTCAAAACTGAACGATGTCTTCGGTAATGAGCAAGGTGATCCCAATAAACCCAATTGGGAGCACATCCGTAAACAGTTGCATTTGATCCAGGAAGAAACTGTAGAGTTGACCGAAGGTGTTGAAACAAAGGATTGGCAGGAGATGCGTGATGCAGTCTCTGACATCCTGGTAGTCACTTACGGTATGGCTCACATTATGGGTATCGATGCCGATGCAGACATGGCAGCAGTCCATGACAGTAACATGTCTAAGCTGTGTACCACCTCAGACGAAGTGACAGAGACTCTGGGCTTCTATGAGGATGAGATCGGTATTCAGGTATACGCTGAAGGTCACTTCCCTGAAGTGGCAATCAAGTCCTCTCAGGATCAAACAGGCACGGACGGTAAGTTCTATCCGAAAGGTAAGTTCTTGAAGAACACCAATTGGCATGAACCTCGTCTGAGCTAACGAATCCAGCCACAGTACCTCCCAGGTACTAGGCGCGGACTGGTACGACTCACCAGTTGGATAAACGAGTCGCTACAAGCCTTGACTGCTGGAAAGACAGCTCGAGAAACTCAGCACTCACATAAAGTGGATAACCCATCTGTGGCTACCCTTGAGTGTGTTCAGGTGTATCACCGAACCGGGTTTCTCACCCCAATTCCAACCCTTAGAGAGACTGATCCATGAAGATTGATTGGAAACAAGTAGCCCAATCTAAGGGTTACAAATCATTAAAGGCCTCTTACATCGATACTGTCCGTCGTGGTAACAGCTTTGACAGTAAAGAGGTGCTGTATAAAAAGTTCCGTAGCATTATTGCATTGGCTCAACATCACGCCATACGGAGAGGGCTAACCCTCATTGAAGTACTTGATGCCTGGGAAGAGAAACGAACGTATTCCTGGCAGAGTTTTTATGGAAGTTCTTCTCACGGGATCAAAAAATTACCTTCAGGTAAACCCCATAATGTGAAACCACAGAGAGGGATAACCTGGTATCGAACATCACGGGGATTCAGTCCGATAACCAAGTTCAGAAAGATACGAAATGAACGTAAGGTAGAGGCTGAATCCAAACGAATTCTGGCAGGTAAAAAACCTCGCTGGACACCTTTTCGGAAGCGTAATCAACGCTATATGAAGGGGTTATAACTGAGTCTGTAAGCTTCGTCGCTCGAAAGGAAAAGGTAGATGGACAATAGGTTGTGCTATTTGAAGTCAATACTGAAGTACTGGGGAAGACGGGGATGTTGAGGTAAACACAAATAATACTCAAATATCCGTCTGGAAGGAGACACCCATAAATGCGCTATCGTTAAGACCTTTGGGGCTAACGTGACAACAGTTCGACGGGCAAGGTCGATAGTGCACCACTATTTTTAGGAGACAGTATGTTTAACGGTACAGTGTACAAAGGAGAAGAAGGCTACGTTCAGATGGCCTCAGACATTCTCCTTCTAGGTGTCGATGTTCCGGATCGAACCGGTGTCGGTTCACGGGCCATGTTTGATGCCAAGGTTGTGTACAGTCCTCGTGAGTTCCCGTTCTCTACCATCCGTCCTGCCGCTTTGCGTATGGCGTTTGAGGAGTTCTGGATGATGATGAACGGACGTACTCAGACCAAAGAGCTTGAAGAAAAAGGTATCTTTTTCTGGCAAGGCAACACCACTCGTGAGTTCCTCGATAAGCGCGGTCTGGATCACCTGGACGAAGGTGATATGGGGCAGGCTTATGGCTGGCAATGGCGTAACTTTAATCGTCAGATCGCACCGGGTAACGTTGTAGACCAACTCAGAGAAACCTTTGAGGGTCTGAAGAATGATCCCTACGGTCGTCGTCACCTGACAACTTTCTGGAACCCTGCTGCCTCTCGTTTCATGGCTCTAACTCCGTGCTGGTACTCTCACCAGTTCGTTGTACTGCCTGATAAGGTAACGGGTAAACCGACCCTTCACATGAAGGTGAACAACCGTTCTCTGGACACCATCTTCGGCTTCCAGTTTGCCGCGCAGCAGTACCGTCTGTATCAGATGTGTATGGCGAAGGCACTGGACTTTGAATTGGGCTGGATGTCGTGTGACCTCACTCAGATCCATATCTATCAGAACCAGTTTGAATACGCTGAAGAGATGATCGATCGTAAGCTGGGTGTTCCTGGTAAGATCGAACTCCCTGAACTGAACAGCCTGGACGACATTCTGAACCTCACCTGGGACGATATTAACGTCACTGGCCTTGAGGTAAATAAAGAACCGTTTAAAGCTGAACGACCCCCTATGGCGGTGTAATTATGAGCAACTTTGTTTTACAAGAAGTAGACATTCAAGAAGTTATCAACGAAATGGTAAGAAAAACTATTGAAGGAGTTACCTTTACTTCTTCTTGCCGCCCGATTGGTAATGTAAATTGTGATGAACGACCCTACACCGTATCTATTATGGTGTCTCAAGATGAAGATAACTTAGGTTATGATGATGGTCTACCTTACATTGAGCCGAGTAAGTTCAAACAAGGGAAAGGGATAGTTAAAGCGCCTCTAGGTATTTATAAGTCTGCTGTAGAAGTAGATAAAGATACCTTGGAATTCCCTGAAGAATGGTAAAAAGAACCCCTCCGAAGAGGGGTTTTTGTTTTACTTGATACCGGTTGCGTGAAGTGTCGCGTTAATCGGTATGATCTCATCCGGTGCACCGAACACGGTAGACACTGGATTTGAGAACCAATCTAGGAAACTTCTTGTCCAGATCACCGAATCGGTCGGAGCACTGAAGTCCACCATTCCCTGCATCGCCAGCAGCCACAGACCTCGAGCCGGGTTTTCCCGGAACAGTCTTAACAGTGGGCGCTGCATTCTCAGATAGTATTTCGAGAACATCATGATACCCATGTCATTCAGATACTGGATGGTACGGGAAGTCGGTACGTCGTAATGTACGAAGTCATCCATGATTGTCTCAATCGCTTCTGCCTTAGACACCGCTTTAGTCGGGTGCTGAGTCAGATACTTGTACTTGGTATATCTCGCCACGAAGTCAGACATTTGTGTTGTCTGGTTCAGGAACTTATAAGCACCTGTATCGTGAGAGAGCACCATGAACTTAAATGAGTTACGAATAGATTCAGGCACCTTATTGGTGTACGACTCTGAGAACTCACCCAATCGAGACTTGAAGCTGAACTGATCATCATGTTGATCTACATCTTCAATAATCGTCTGGAAAACCCCCGCTTCAATCAACTCAGCCACTGGATTATTCGATAAACGATGTTCCAAACGTGCGATCGTTGATTTCAACTCCTTCTCCACCTGCGTATTCACTGAACCTTGATTCAGTTTTTGTCGCGTCTGGAAAAGCTCCTTCTGATCTTTCTGATAACGTAGAGCCCCTTCGTAAGCCTCTTTATGGCTTTTCACGATCTCTTTCATCGGAACACCACTCCAAGACAGTAAGGCCAGGTTACTCATGATATTACCCGCCAGGGTAAAGAAGTTCTTGATAACCAGTATATCCTTCACTTCCTTAATCAATTCCTGAACCGCATCCTCCCCTGCTTTAATACCCGTTGCTGCACCAAATTTAGATTTTTTGAACATCAACTCAGCCGCAAATGTGAACGCTTTCTCTGCCATGTTGCGCTCGTTATATTCCTTGTTCCATACATTCGCCAGAGACATTTTTCGGTAACCGAACACGAGGTCCAGAATATCGTTACGCACCCACAGACCCGACTGCCCAGGCTGGTTACCCCAGACCTCTTCAATCCGTTGTTTTGCTTCTGCCGGCAGCATGTCCCAAACTTCTTTCAGGCGTTCATCTTTAGCGTCTGGGCCTATTTTTATGTAAGCTTCAGAGTTATCCAAAAAGTCCTGATCATACATCTCTTTTAGGGCATCGATCGTGCGCTCGTTACTGTCCTTAGTGGCCCCCTTATCGATAATGTTACCGGCTTGAGCACCCATAATCTCAGCGACATCGTTGTGGCGTTTAAGTACAGAGTCCTTCACTTGATCGGACATCATGTAACGCAGGTTATGTACATCACCTCGGGCATTAAGAACCGGTACTAAGTGGTTGGTTTTAACCTGCTCCGGATCAAAGTCACTGCGATTCATCAGATTCTGAATCATCGGTTGTTTCGCCTGAAGTACTTGACGCATATCCTTCTGCCGAGTCATGTACGCACCCTCAACACCGGCCTGCTGCAGAGAGCTGGACAAGGACGTACCCTTCATTGCTTTTGAGGTATAGGAGATCACCCCGGTCAGGTACGCATTGTTGCCGCCATCACGACGATGGTAGATGTAAACGGTATCCTGGTCTGGATCACCCGGGTCTTTACCCACTCCGTTCGGATACCGGGTATACCCTTTCTCCATTAGCTTCTCAGCATTCGCCTGAGCTTCCGTCATCATCACAACGGACTGGTGTGGATCGGTCATATCAAAGGTATAACCCTTCTGGAATTGAACCAGATCACCTGCAAAGACATCACTGAGCGCCTGCTCTTTGAGAAGCTTCGCCTGCTGCATCAGATTTGTTACACCGTTCTCTGTGTCATTCGTAGAGATCTCTCGACGGAACACCTCAATTGCCGTGTTCTTCGCTTTCTGGTCGGTATACTTAATCGCTTCCAGGGAAGCCAGTCGATCAATAAGCCCCATCGCTGCATCGGCTTCTTTTGTATTCACTGAAGCATTAGTGCCTCCCATGTGAGCAATGTTGTGTGCGTTCAGCATCAACATCGCTGAAGTCGAGCGACCTTTTACCATGTGGTAACCCAGTGCACGGGACTGATTACGGTACCAGTGTTGGTGTTGGTACTGGCTCAGTTGTCTACGCAGATCCCGGATCTCAGTATCCAGATGTTTAGAACCGTCCTGCATAAAGTTAATCAGATCGTTCACCGTGTATTTACCCAGCAGTGCAGCCATATCAGTACGCAGTACCGTTTTGGTTAGGGACTCGGACTCTTCTTTAGTCAGCTCCTGGATAAAGTTACCTTTCACCAGATCCTTCACCCAATCTGTAACCTGTGCACGTTGCTGGTCGATGTCACGCTTAGCAAAGCGCAGTAAGTTAAAGAACTTACGAGTAACCGGAGTCGCACCACGTACTTCATTTGTCAGTTCACCCAGATGCCCCAGACGATCGCCGTACATTCGGTCACGTACTTTTTTCAAGGTATCTGCCATGACTTCAACACGACCCCCGGCAATCGTCGAGATCACAGTACCGACAGCACCCACAGTCTGAATACGTGAGTTCTGTAGTCGTTCAGATCGGCCCAGCTTATCCAGCTTACTCTTGAACCCATTCAGCGTTTCATTCAGCTTCTGGTTCACAGGATGCTCTCTCAGCTCCTGAGCCCTCAGTACACGCTGTTTCTGTCTTAACTCAATCTGAGCCAGGTGATTCAACAGATTATCGGTACGCGCTGTTACAGAGTCTCCTTTCAAACGTTCTGCCGGATGTGTCCATCGAGACAACAACTGCAGGATACGATCCAGTAACAGATTCAACTGCTGTCCAAAAGTTTTACCGCCGAAGGTTTCCACCGGCACATTGGCATCCAGAGCATTCAGTTTGTTACGGAACGCTTCGTTTGTCAGAGCCAGGGCTGCAAATCGCTGTAGGTAAGCGGAAGTCTTACGTTGTACGACTTTACCGGCTTCTTCGGAATAGTAGCTGTTGGTGTCTTCGATCTCGGTGTTGAATAAAAGATCGTACTGCCACTGAGCCTGTTCCGAGTCCTGAGCCATGCCATAAAAATCTGCAGGTCTTAGGTTCTTACGGGCCACTTGCCACAATCGATCCAGTTCATTTGTAACATCACTCTGATCATCCAGACTGTTACCGAATACGGCCTCAATCTGTTCAGCCACATACGCTTCCTGGTGAGACATCTCAAACGCCATCACCAGCTCGGATGTGAATGGGGTTGTCTCTTCTGCGATGTTTCGGATGAATTGATCCGTGTCGTCACCGACAGCCTTCTGTGCTTCGTCCAGGCGGGTGTTAAATGGCCCTGCCACCGAATCCACTACACGTTGTTGAAGATCTGTTAAATGGTCTTTGTGAAGCTCTGAGCGAGGGTTACGCTCATCAATCTGACCCAGTGCAGACAGAATCTGCGCTGAAGTCATACGGTCAACATCATCAGCTCTCTGCGGAGATACAGAGTACACCTGGTCGGTGTCTGTAGGAGCACCTTCAGAAAGGATCACTCCAGCATTCTCAACCAACTGATACAACGCTGTGTTCATCGTTGCCGAGGAACCCAGTGCCGATTTTCCAAACAGAATTTTCTGTAGGTTATTCACCAGAGTTTTAAAGCCGTTGAGTACACGTTGACCTGTACGACGCTCTACCTGAACTTTCTTCAGGAGTTCCTGGAAGTCTTTATTTGTCATACCCCAGGTTACGAACTCATCGATCGTTTCAAACGGAGCCGGATTACTAAACTCACCTGGGTTCGCTGCAATGTACTGCTGCGTTTTGTCCATCAGGTTATTCAGATCACGTACCGCTTGTTTAACGTGAGTAGGCTTGTTCTTAGACTGCAGGGTTTTAGACACAACTGCATGGAACATCTCGTGGGTAACCGTTTCGATACCCATTCCGTGATTTTTAAAATCCGTACTCCGCAGATAGATTGTGTTGCTGTTCGGATCAAAGAGTCCGCGGACTCCTGTCTCGAGTAGGTTCACTTGTTCTTCTGGTGGTAGGGTTGGATCAATCACAACATCCGTCGAGTTGTTATCGTACAGTTTAAGCTGCACATCCTTCGGTACCGCTGTCTTCAGACGCTTGATCAGAGCCTTCATCGCTTTCGGGTAAGTACCCTCTGCGTTCATGTTCGTCTCAAGGTAATCCAACAATTTACGGGGAGTCAGGTCATCACTGTTCCGGATGAAGTTTTCGATCGGATTCGGACGACTCTGAGATTGAGCCGGCTGGATCTCTTCCTGCGGTGTATCAACCCCCTGGTTCCCTGTGGTATATCCGCCTTCTTCCACGTTGTACTGGAGAACATGAGTTACTTTAGAAAACACCTTACGGATGTAGTTCGGTATATCCTGCCCACTTTTATAGATAGCATTCGCACGAGGAATGATAATCGAACCAGTGGGCAAATCTTTGTAATCATCCCGTAAGTACTCTGGCATCCAATCAACTATCTGATCTTCAGCCTCAGACAAGATACTGTTCTTCTCTTCTTCGGGTAGCGCATCCAGTTCACTCATGACCCGTTCCATTGTCTTCTTAGCTTCTGCTGGAAGACTGTAGTCCGTCATCATCTTTGTGAAGTTCTGATTCAGAGCTTTACCGACCCCTAGAGTAGACAGAATACCTGCACCGAAACCGTCATGAACGTTCAGAACTTTCTTAGTTCTCATCGTCATTAAGGCAATGGACGCATCGATGGAATGGATACCGACTATGGCAGGCGCTACTCCGGGACTACTAATGACTGAGCGTGTACCATGAGATTCCAAGGAACCAGCAGAATGTATGGCCTTACCTTTAGCATCTTTGTAAACCAGCCTCGCACCTCTAGCGAACGTGGAACGGACCGTACTGTGGGCTTCATAAGCCGTCATCCGTTCTTCATTAGAAACAAAGATACCGGTAGAAGGATCGTCCGCATCAAATGTGGTACTTATGATGGGCATTACCTTATGTAACAACTCTTTTATCTTTTTGATTTCGGTTTTAGGGAGTGTCTCAAAACCCTCTACTAAATCGCCAGATGCAATCATCTCTTGAGTGCGTTTCTCCACCGCGCGTGTATACATAACTTTGTATATCGCAGTGATTGACTCCATCGCGTTGTTGAAGACAGTACGATTATGCTGGAATCCCTCATACTTAGCCTTGATCGCATCCATGACAGCATCACCATAAGTACGTCCCACGAAAGCATCCAACTGCTTCAACGCCTTCGGGTCAGCCACTGCCTTTAACGTACTCTCCACGGTACCAGAGAAATTGAACACCTGAGCACCGGCAATCGTATTGATGTCATTTTCAATTTGGTTCAATTCATCTTGCTTATCTGACACGCTCTTATCGCTATTTACGACATCTTCTATTTTCGTATAGACAGATGCCATGAACATTTGAGTCAACTTAGCTTTCTGTGCGCGTTTACCTGAACCGTACACCGTAGTCATGAGAGGATCTTTGCTGTTACCACGATCCGGCTCAAAGTAACTACTGATTAAATCAATACGGGCAATATCTCTTGGGTTGTGTGTATTTTGCTTCAGACGATTTACGGCTTCTTTCCAATCCTGAGACAAGGCAACGTAACTGTCTACGTTTTGCCCCCCGAACCACTTACCCAAACTCCGCTCTTTTCCAAAGAAAATACCTCCACGTTCTAACATAGAACGTAGACGACCAAAGGTACGTTGAGCAGCGAACTGTACGGTACCGATGATCGGGCCATTGGTTACTCCGTCGATCTCTCGAGCCAGATCACTTTCAAAGGTACCGTCTTCCGGGGCCAGTTCAAATTTCGCCAGGTTCGTAAGGCCATGAAGGGTGTGCGTCCCTTCGTAGTTTTTAGAGGCCTGGGTGATTGCCTGCTGGTAGTTCGCAATCTGTTCCTCAGAAAGCTCACCAAGTTGATCACCCAAGATGGCTTTGATGGCATCGACCGCAGCTCTCAACCCTGTCTTAGGATCGGCTAACGCTGCCTCAAGCTTCTCAATGGATGTGTGGATCTCCTGTTTATCAACTTTTAAATCCAGGGCTTCAGCAACACCCAGGCGAAACTGTTCGACATGTCTTGGATTAGACTTGTCGATTTGCTGAATCCAGTCATTCATCCGGATCAGGCCGCGCTGTACTTTACTGGCCTGGGGGTTGATGACTGAACCATTCATACCGATACGGAGGTTCTTCCATGCACTATGCGCCATGAAGAATGGGTGAACAGGGTCACCTGTCCGTGCAATTAATTCATCTTTCCAACTTTTGTAGTTGTCAATTTCACGTTTCAGTGTCGCGTTCTTACCGATTACTTCTTCATAGTTCTCGACATGACGAGTCTCTTCATAGTTTGGATCGACACCGACCGCTTCTTGCATCTGATCGTAGGTCAAAAAGCTAAATACTTTATCCGTGTCTGGAGAGATACTGTGAGCTCGTGACTGGTGCTCCTTCAAGATCTCCCGAACCTCTGCAGGTACCTTTTGATCAGTTCCTTGCATCAACTCCCCTACCTCTTCTACCGGACGCAGAGAAGGACGCTGAGACGCAAAGTTATTGGCTACGAGACGGTGGAAAAAACTACCGGAATCTCGGTTCCTACTCACGATCGATTCAAGACCTTGAGCTAGGATCGGTTCCCCGTCCGGCCCTGTTTTAAAAGAAGCACGGTAGAAGTTTGCGTACACAACCTTCTTTTCTTCCATTGCCGCTTCTTCAGCCCCTTCCCAGTCTGGAGACTCATTTAGCTTAGCCTCAATATCATCTACCTCATCTGCTACGTCCTTACCAGAAAGTGCAGAAAGCTCTCTTACAGGTACTTGCTTTAGAGTCACTATATCCTGGGCCACTAACATAGCGAGGGCATGATTACCTAGACTGAGTTCTAAACGCTCCTTTAGATTTGTAGGCACATCCGGGGGTAATCGAAGACCTAGCATACCAACAGCATCTCGGCCCAGAGTCCTGACTAACTGGTTCTCAGACATACCGGCATCACCAAGAAGGTTCCATTCATCTCGATTGACTTTGGTTTTGCTATCCCTACCTAGTAAGCTGTTAATAGCCTCCGGAGTATTGAGATAAGTACCCTTAGCATCCTTGATTACCCAACTGTAAATTGATGCGTTGATCGCGGTAATTACGTTAGGATCAAGATCACCTGTTTCATCGTCTATCAAATAATTGATGTAGTCGTTGAAACGATATTTAATTTCTTTCTTGTGTAGTCGAGCCAGAACGGGAGCCATGTACTCTGAGAATTGTACAAAGTTACCAATAATTCCCTTCTCTTTTTCAGACAGAACATCCTGATCCACATACCCAAGTACGATCTCAGGATCTGCTTTCAAGGCTTCCTCTACGTTTTGAACCTGGTTCAAAATTGATTTACGCCCTGCAGTAAAGTACTTCTTCACAAGGTTTACTGTCCGGTGGATTTTTTTAGCCTTTGCTTCAGGCGCTGTACGACTATCCTGAACACGCTTTTCCAATGCTACATCCGCAGCAGTTTCCGTCGTAAGTTGTTCAGACAGTGAGTAACCCTCACGCTTACCATCCAGCGTATCCAGTTGATTCCTGTAGGCCTCTAACCGGGACTGATCATCAAGGAGAGAAGCGTTCATCGCATCACGTACCCTCTCAACAGTCGTATCGTAGTCTTTAGCCGCCTGGGTCAACGAAGCTTTACTGCGTATTAGTCGTTTACGCTGCTGGACTCGATCCTCTAACTTTCGGATATTCTCACGGATGTTTTGGCGCTCTGTCGGTTCTGACGCTTGCTCCACCTCTCCGGCAGCTTCGATAACTTCCTCAACTCGTTCAGGCTCCTCCTGAAGTTCCTGCGGAACTTCCCTCGTCACTTCACTCGTTTCAGAACTTCTCTCAGAGACGGGAGGTTCCGCCGCTAAAAACTCCTGAGCAGCATCCAGATTAGCAAGTTCCTGCTGTAGGTCGATCTCAGGCTCTACGTCAGGCGTTACTTCCTGGGTAGGCTGAGGTTTAGCTGCAGAGGGGTTTACCGCAACTGAGCGCACAGGCGGGCGTACTGGGATTGGATCACCCAGTAGTTGAATGCCTTCTGCTTTTGCGATCGCGTCAATTTCCGCAAGACCCGCTTCAAGTGCACGAGCCTCTAGCTGAATCGCATCTACCGTGGCTTTTGAACCACGATCAATACGGAAATCAGTGGAACCGTCCGGACGAGGACGACTCAGCTTGAACCGGGTGGAGGTATAGCCTTCACGATTTGGGCTTGCCAAGTAAGGTTGTAAAGCGTCTGAAAGTTCACTGGCCTTATCACCGTGCGTCGTAACGAAACGAGCCAGAGAAGATCGAACCAATACGGCTTGATCTGCATCACCTACTCGTACAGCATGGATAAATTCCTCACGGAATTGTTTAAGACCTCTACGCTGAGTGCGTTTACCTCCAAATAGAACTTCTTTTTGAACCTTCTCGGTTGTTAACTTATCTTCAGGGTCAGTTGAAGTTGCCGCCTCTACCGCTTGTTTTGCGATAGCGAACGACTGCAGTTCCTCTTTTTGTGTATCAGTCATCACCTTACTTTTGGCGAGAGACTGGGCATCTTCCACTGATAACGAGTCAGGAGCAGTACGAGCTTGCTGAACTACCTGGTTCGTTTTTTCTTCGACTTCAGAACTAACTTCCTGTGCATCGTTTATGCTTTGCACGAGTTCTTTTGTATCCTTCGGTGAATGGATACGTGCTAAAGCTGCTCTGACAGTCTCCTGATTTCTCAGGATCTGTGACTCAATTACATCACGCTTTTCAGAGAGTTTTTTGAAACGACGTGTGTCGGTTTTACCCTGCGACTCGAGTTGATCTAGTTGATCATCATACCGGTCTAACTCTTTGAATTGTTCAGCAATCTCTTGCTGTTTTCGCTCTTGTACTTGTTGAGCTTTGTTTTTGTCACGTAAATCATCGTTTGTAGTTTGGGATCCGGAGTTAGTAGCATCTGCACTAACTTCATTGGTATTAGTATCATCAGGCTCCGTTGTTGAATCACTTTCACCCCCTACAACGTTTTCTTTGTTATTTGGTACATTTTCACCATTTTTTCGGGCGGGGATCTTACCAGATAATCTAAGAGGAGTACCAGTGACACCTGCACCAAAACCTGCCAAAGCTTCTGTTGTGGCATTATCCAGTACAGCTTTTGAATCAATTTTTGACGGGTCGTAGTTGCCTTTGAGGGTCGTCTCCTCAAGTAAACCCTGAGCACCGCCCGCCACAAATTCAGCCGCTGTCGCAGCCGCAACATCTTTACCCGCACCTCCGACACGTTTCGCTGCTTGAGTGAGTTTGTTGGTGCTACCTGCTTTATCAACAGCAGCTTTAGCCGCATCTAAAGTTTTCTTTGGAATCAACTTATCAACGGCAATCTTATCCGCCACAAAGTCTGCACCCGCATAGGCCACTGCAGAGGCCACCATAGAGAGGTGTTCAGTCTCTGTGGGTAATCGGTTATTTTCTTCGATAAACTTCCTCAGACCTTCGTTGTGGGCTCTCAGAGCATCGCCACTAGATCCTAGTAAGTTAACAAGGGTACCGATCTTTTTGCCGCCCAGGAGAGTAGCCGCCGCAGTCGGGCCAAGGTCTTCAAGGAGCAGATCCAGTGTGCCGAGTGGATTATTGATAGCGGCCTGTGCAATGTTCTTACCTGATTTGCCGGCAGCCTTGGCTAGATCCAAAATACCCTGCCCCGTATCTCCATCAAACAGCTCGTCAATTGCAGCAGCCCACTCAGGGGCATTCTGCTCATTTAACTCGCTCAACTCAGTGATCGGTTTGCTCTTACGGATGGGGTTAGCAATATTTCCTGTAGTACTCTCTTCAAATACCTGACGGGAATACGACGCTTCATCTAAATTCTTATAAAAGCGGTCTAGGTGATCACGTTGGGTGCTTTGGTCATAGATATTCTCTGGAGTGGCTACTTGATCTAAAAGTGCCTCCTCCTCTGGACTAACTTCTTTGAGGGTAGCCAGCTCAGACTGGAGCTGCAGCAGTCGCTGATTCGCCTGATCTCGTGTGATGTGCCCGTTACGCTCCATGTAGCGTAACTCACCTATAGCACTGGTAAGCTGTTCACGCCCTTTTATACGTTGATAAATTCCACGAGCTTCTTCACTGGTATGAGCCAGGTTAATATCAGCCTGTAGGTCATCGACCCCTGCATACAGTTTATTACCAATTCTCAAACCACCCTGAACAGCAACTGCGGCGACCTGTTTGAGGTTACCGGGGATCGTACCCAGTTCAGTATCGTTGACCCAGGCTTGAGAATTTCGCTGGTAACTTTCCTCAGCGATGCGATTAGATCCCTGGATACGTTTTAATTCAGAGTCAAAAAAACCTGTAGGATTTGTGACTTGGTTAATATGCTGAGTATTTCGGTCAATCGCCTTTTTTAAAGCATTTTCTTTTGGCGAGGGATTATTTTGATCGTACATTAAAAAGCCCCGGATTTAATTAAATAATCTCGAGGCTTAGTTTAATGCTTAAATAAAAAACAATCTTTTACTATTTAATTTTTATCTTGATTATCTTCTTTTGGAGATTTAAATAAACCCAGAAAAGACAAAACTAATTCATGACATAAATAAATTAAAGTTTCTAATAGATCCTTCAATAACCATAAAACATATTTCATTATATCTTTTGTTTTAATGTAAGTATTTTCTGATCATATTCCGACTCAGAAATAACTCCCATATCTTTTAATTCTTTAAGTTGCTTTAACTTTCTGAAAGTCATCTGATTAGTTACTAAGGATTTAGTTAAAGGCCAGATATAAGATTTGATAATACAAAAAGAAAGATAGGGAGAACTAAAAACTAAAAACATTAAGAAAGCATCATCAAAGTCCGGCAACTCACCTCTGGATAATGAGGCTAAACAAACAAGACACAAACCTACTACTGTAGAATGAAAGACCATCTTCGATACTGACATGTTCATCTCCATGAAAAACCACCCCGGAGGGTGGTAGTTTTATTTCTTATTACGATACTTGATTAAGTTCTGTCGTTGCAAGAATGCGATATTATTATCTTTCTCGCTCTGTAACTGTTTATCGTAAGCAGCACGTCTCACACTCACATCTTGCAACGCCTCAAACAGCTCAATGGCTCGTTTACTGCCTGCATTATAGTCGAGAACCAGTGCATCCAGTTTCTCATCCAGGAGTGTGTCCCGGTTCACCTGCCCTTTACCGTCTGACAAATTTTCCAGACCTTCGACAGAGAATACATCAGCCACCAATTGTGCCGGTAACTGGTCTACTCTTTGTACACCAAACCTGTTCAAAAGGCGTTCAGCCACGTCTCGTACCAACTTAGGTGCATCATCCAAACCAGTATCACTGTCAAGCCAGTCATTACTGTCTTTTAAATCCAGTGCATCGATTTGATCTCGAGTAAGTTGACCCAATGTTTTACCGGGTTCAATATTATCGGGCTTGTAGTGATTCGGCAGTCGTCCGTATTCCTGTTGCAGGCTGGTTTCTGCCTTAGTGAGTAGATCATCTGCCTGCTTAAAGGTGATGTCGTTACCTTGGTTATCCTGACCAAAGTGAACATCTTTGATACCCGTGTTCAAGAAATCCAAACGATCCTGGTCTTCTTTACTTTCGATACCGTAACGCTGGCCCCAAGCCTGTTCAAGCTTAGTGTATGCCTGAGTCTGTAGATCCGCCGGTAGATCCGCAATAGCGGCTGTCAGAGCCTGTCGGGATTCTTCAGGGGCAAGACCCTGATTCACCACACCCGTCACTGCAGCAGACAACTGCTGTTGCTGCATACGCTGGTTCAATAGGTAGTTACGATCCGAGCGTTTGTTATTGCGGGTTTCAGTTTCCCAGTTATCATCATCCCGAGCCTCAATCGCTTTATTCAGGGTATCCTGAAGCGTTGCACGGCTGTTCGTACTTAAGCCGGCTACATCGTTAATCAGAGACTGAGCATTGGTGAAGTCACGCTTACCCACCAATTGTTTAATGAAGCCTGTGATGTCACGCTCACCACGGAGCTGCTGACCGTCCTGAAAGGTCTGCTGATCTGTGATGTCTTGGCGGATAGAATCATCCCGCCCATTCAACGCATTCAGTACCTGCAGAGCATTTTTGTTCCCTGCCAGGGATTCAGGAGTGATCTCCGTTCTCAGTGCGTTGTACTCATCCATCGTCTGAGCACCCGCAATACGGGCTAACAGCGCGTCTGATTCAGATTTCTGCTGATTGTCTGCCCGATTCTTGAAGCTACTACGAAGACTGTCGAATGCACCATCGAGGTCATCAGTAGCCGAATTCAATAACTGGTTCGAGCTTCCGAAATTAGGTGCGTTGATATTCCGCCAAGTAATTGGAGAGGCCATGGTTTATACCCCGTGCTTCTTCATGTAGCTGCCCACAGATTCATACCCGTCGGGATTAGCCCCCAAACGTGCACGTTGACGATCTTCCAATCGGGTATTCGTCAGTGAAGCCTGGTTATCATACTGCTGCTGCCACGCGCTCTTATTGAAATCAAATTGATCCCGAGCGAGATCCAGCTTCTGAAAAGCCATCCAGGAGTTCGCCAAACCCTGCAGAGCGCCCATTACGCCCTGACCAGTGTCAGAACCTAACCAGTCCGCAGCGCCCCCGAGAGACTCTCCCAGGGCTCCCAAATCAAAGCCTTTAGCATTATCGAGTAATTTACTTGTACCACCCCAATCAATACCTTCATTACCTGAACCGCCTAGACCAGGTAAAGGAACGACTGGTGTACCTTGAATTGGGGTTGTACCCCAAGAACTCATTGAATTCAGATCCAGATTAACTGGAGAAGGAATTCCAGAATAATTACCGTTCATTTAAAACTCCGCCATCAAACATATTGGTTTTTCGGTAATTCAAGCATCATATCCACATAATGAGTGATGGCATCATAAACCAGTGCACCGACATTGCCTGAATGTACTGTCCTATTATAAAACTCTTCAGGATTTTCAAAAGGGTCTAGTCCAGTACTTTCGATAAATTCGAATGGATCAATAATACCTGAAGTCTCTAATAACTCGTTAGCTGTTTCTAATGTAGCTTCTTGCTCATCTTTTAATAATTCAAACTGTTCTAAGTCTAATTTTAATTGATCAAACTCGGACTCTATAAATAAATCAATCCCACCAAACGCGCTGCTGGCCCCTTTTAAAAATTCTGCCCCGAAGTTATCAAAAAATCCTGAAGTGAAATCTTTTATATTCGCGGGTAACGCATTTAATAGATCTTCAGCAAAAGGTACGTTAGGGAGTGACTTCGTATCCATTACGCCTGTTTTTGCTGCGAAGGCAACCACCGCTGCTAACGCTGCAGCCCACTCTGCACCTATAGCTTTTGCCAGGACTTTAAAGACCTGCTGCCAGATGATTGAGATTACAATCTGCTGAATCAGGTAAATTGCCACAGCAGAAGCACCTGCTGCTATCGCCACTTTAAGTGCAGAAAAGTCTCCCGTGTACGCCATCCAGATAAAGCCCACAACAATGGTACCGAACCTGAATAAACCGGTCTGGTACCACTTCACCTTCACCGCAACGTGACTGTTGAACACCATCTGGAACGCATCCTGGAACAGGAAGTTACGTTGTATCAACGGCATCTCCGAAACAACGTTGTACTGGAGAGGAATCAGCATACTCCCATTGGTACTGTCCTCCAGATTTGTTGTCACTTTATACCCGGAGTAAACGTAGTTATGGTGCACCAGCCCATGCACTTTGATGCGGGTGTAAGTGGTCGGTGAGTCCTGATACTCAAAAGTAACGTAACTCTGTTCATACGACGTGTAGATAGAGACTATTTCCCCATCACCCGCGAACGTCTCTACTAAACCTCTAGGTAAGATCGTAAATGCCCGAGTTGCATGGCCCTTATTACCGATAGAACCAGAATGGTGAGTCACATCAATGTAGTGACATACGATTTCATACTTCAACCCGGCGTCTTCGATACGGAAGTTCCAGGAAGGCGGGCCTGATGCAGGTACGTGTACAAAAGATGTTCCACCTTCTACAGGGTCATTCACCTGGTAAGTGTGGGAAAGTAATCCGGCATCGTAGTCCGCTTCTGAGTAGGGGCAACTTGTAGCCATGTTCTCAAAGAACATTGCCAGGTACCGTATCGCTGCCTGGTTCTCCGTGTGTATAGAGGTACCGAAAAACAAGTACGCATGGTCCACCTCATCAATATCCGGGTTCTCATTAATACCCGCACCCAGTTCAGCAAAGTTAATATTTAATTTTTTGAGCAGCTTTTCGCTGGTCTGGTACAAACCCGTACCTGATCTGGATGGATCAGACAGATCCGCGTTATTACGCCGGAACGGTACGATCGGGTAAAACGGACTGGCAGAGCCTACGCCAACTCCGATATTCAGTGCTGGGTATACGTTAGTGCTGGGATCGTAAGTCCACTCTTTATATTCCTTCCCTCCTGACCCGTCCGGCACGTTGTACAGTACGTGGTAATACAATTTTTCAGGACTGTACGTCAGAAAGGTCGTCTCCGTGTGTGTACCGACAAACGCCGGGGTTGTCACGATCTGCTGAGTAGACGGTGTAACCACGTCAGAAGGCGTACCTGGGGTGGTGTCTACCGTTTGATCCAATGGCTCAAGGAACACGCCAAACTGGTCGCAGAGCGTTTCAGTGACGACCACATCAACCTGAGTGGTTTCAGTCGTACTGATGTCAAAATCTTTAGTGATGGTCTGGTCAATCGTGTAGGCATAGCCTATATCATATTCACCTGTATCCCGATCCACCAATACATCCAGGCTCGGATCGTACAACACTGTTAGATCATCTGTGACAGTCACAGTATCCGGTGTAACGGTAGCCACTGTTGTCACAGTAGTTCGGTTATTGGTTTCTACGTGGTAGTAGTCCGGATCACGAAAATCCACAATAAACGACTTATCGTCCGTCACCTCAACATCATCAATACCGGCTTTGATAGAGGCCGCATCTGCGGTCATCTCTGAGTTAGCCTGGTTTACTGAAGCCGTGTATTGGTTATTCTTCTGTGTGGTGATGGCCCCGTGAATATTGGAGATTTCATAAGTCGTAGTGTTTAACCCTCTATTGGGCTTCAACCAATCCACCACGAAGTTCTCTGCTTCACCGTGGTCTACGTTAACGCGCATCAAGGTAACCACCTTACCCTCAATAGCCATTAGCGTATCGACCAGCGCATCATCATCGGTTTCAAAATACTCGGTGTACCCCTGGGGCAAACCGTAGGTGAAATGATCCCTACCGTACCGGTAAGCCCGGTTAATACGGATACCGGAACCATTCAATGAATCATCGACCAAGGCATCTGTGAATGAGCGATCACCCAGGATCGTACTCATCAAGGTTTCTTTGATTGGATCCTCTACACCCCCGATCAGAGGTACAGACTCGGAAGCAACATAGTGTTTCGTTTTACTGCTGAATAATCCCATATACACAAAAGGGGGCCGTAGCCCCCTCCTCAATTCAGTTCCTGTTAGCCCGGTGTAACCCCGATGCCTGTTTTCGCTGCATCGACCACCTTCTTGATTTCAGAGTCTGAGATACCTGCACCAGCAGGACTGATCCCTTCATCTGTGGTTCGTTGTACGTTCCACACATCCGTCATGAGCTTAGCCAGCTTGTGCTCCGCATCTCGAGCGAAACCATCCGTTTGAGCCTGATACAGATCCTTCTGCTTACCGACAACACCCACAACCGACGCACCGTCCACAGTGTCTTTAATCTGGGCTTCTTCAGTAAACTTCTTCTGATCCAGTAAGGCTTTTTCAGCATCAATCTTCGCACCCTGTTTAGGGATGTTCAGTGACTGGGCAGTTAGGTTCGCAGTCTCCTGATCGATCTTCAGCTCCTGGGCATCAACAAGCAGCTTGTCTGCGTCCACTTTGAGTTTCTGAGAATCCAGAAGCGCACCTTGCTTAGGGATGTTAGCAGCCTCAGCCAGTAGATTAGCTTCCTGCTGAACAATGAGGGCGATGTCCGCAGTGACTTTTTCTACCTGCTTATCTACCAGTAGTTTCTCTGCATCAGTCTTAGCAATCTGAGCATCAATCAACAGAGCGTTCTTATCCGCATTCAACTGACCGAGTAGAAACTGAGTAGCGTTCTGCATTACTGCAGTAAGGGAGCCCAGGTACACTTGCGCGTACTGAGCGCCTTGAATACGTCCAGTGTTGTACTCTTGTTCCAGGTGACCTTTAGCAGCCTGCATAAGTACATCGAATGTACCTGTACCGTCTGTAATCGCCTGGGTCAGTTCTGCGTTAGTAATTACCTGAGCCATGGTTCACCTTATGCGTCGATTGAGCCGGCCATTGCCTGCTGTTGAGCCAGTTCTTTCAGCTCATCTTCAGTCAAGGGCTCAAGTATTTCGATCGCAAACTCAGGCACCAACTTAGTTACGACAGTTGATGTGCCGCCTTTGTTTTTCTTTTTAATGAAAGCCTGATATTTACGTTCTTTCAAAGCATTCAACAGGATGCGCTCAACATGCCAACCGTCTTCTGCATTGAAAGGTACATAACGTTTAATACCGATAAAGGAATTACCGATCGTGAAAAATTCACCTTCCCAGTCTTTCTTAGCTGGGTTCATGCAGGTGATACGGACACGCACTAAGGCCAGTGCCTCTTTTTTCAGCTTCAAACGCTTCTGAGCGGTTGTCAGCTCTACTTCCGCACCTTCATCTTTGCCTTCATCGGGTGTCGAAGCGTCTGGTGTATCACCTGCCAGTGTGCTGGCAAGTAACTCTTTTAATTTATCAACACCCGCATTCGGGTGGAATTTTACGTTCATCTGTTTCAGACGAGCCTGCAAAGATGCTTTTTCATCTTGCTGTAGTTCAGGAGTAGTTGTGTCTGTCATGGTTCAGTCTCTTTTTACTCAGGGTGAAACCTGCTTTGGGAAAGAAGCCCCTCCCCGGAGGGAGAGGCGTTTAGCTACCTATTAGAGAGGTGCAGCAGTTTTGATCAGACCGATACGCTCGCCGCGCAGGATCATTGTGCCGTAGTACCACTTAATAGACATGAAGCCAGTTTCGCCGTATGGATCATTACGATCCGCAGTTTCACGACCTGGTTTCTTGTGAGTGATCTTGAACTTCACAGTCTTACCATCAGTCTGGAAACCGATAGTTGTGAAGGAAGCGTTACCCACAACCAGCATTGGGAATACGTCGTAGGCGTTACCTGTCTCGTGGTGAGTAGCTGTTGCAGAAGCATCTGCACCGGCACCTGCCCACTTCAACATTTCAGGTACAACAACGATACGGAAGTTATCGATAGAACCGATTTCACCGTTCATTACGTCACCGCCAGCAGCGTAGTGCTGTACTGGAATGAACGCAGGGTTGTTGTGCAGATCCTTCATGCCTTTCAGCAGAGGAATCAGTTCAGAGCCCACGTACATAACACGGCAAGCGTTAACCACTTTAGTATCAACCAGGCGAGTACCTGTGATGATCTTAGTGTGCTTCGGTGTACGGTTGTTATCCAGATCGATACCTAGACGCATGATGTCGCCATAAGTAACTTCATCTGCATCGTCTACTTCAGCATTCGCTGTCGCATCACCCGCAAAACGAATTACACCCGCACCGTTGATCAGGTCGATCTGCAGAGCGTCTTCAGTGATCTCGGAAGCACCACGAACCATTTCACGGTTAATGTGCATTTCCAGTTCAGCATCAGTATCGAAGTCCAGAGACTCCTGAGTGTATTCGTCAAAGAAACCGAACTTGTTGATAGTACCTTCAAGCTCCAGACGCTTGAAACCGACACGGTTTACACGACCGCCTGCTTCAGACAGCGTAGGCAGCTTACCTGGGATGGTACCGATGTCTTTAGAAGAACCATACAAGTTACCATCAGCGATGGTTGTACCCGCCGCATCAATACCCTGGTCGTTGATGTTTCGATCATCAAGCAGCGGCATGTAGTGATATTTTTTGATGGTCTTACCGAAATGCTTAGGCATTGCAGTAACATCCGCCAAAGGCATGAAATACTGTTCCTTCTGAGCTTCAATCAGAGCCTTTTTCTGATAGAAGTCCGTGCGAAACTGTGGGCCGACCTCGGAAGGTGTTCCACCCGCCGGGTCGTTATACATACGTTCATCAGCCATGAGTTAAAACCTCAATTACATGTACTGGCTTGCCGCGATTTTCTCGATTTCGTCGTCAGACATAGCCAGTGGGTTAAAGTCAGTTGGTGCTTTCTTCGCAGGCTTCTTGCGAGGGGTACTCGCCGCTTGCTTGCGTTTTTTGAGTTGAGGGTTTGCTTCTTTGGGCTTTCTCGCAGGTTCTGGTACAGTTTCATTGGCTTCATCGGTGTTCGGTTCTGTAGAGCCGAATTTACCGTCAGCGTGAAGACGATCGCCTACCTGTTTATACGCCTCGATGTCGGATACGCCTGATAGCTTACCCAGCATCCTTTCTTTCTCGATTACCCCGCTGATTTGGTCATAAATACCATTCTGTTTATGATCATTGATCACACGGATAATTTCGGGATTGTTTACGATGATGTCGCGGGATTGCTCATCCCATTGTTTGCTGACCAGCTCGACCGTTTCTTTATAGGTGGGTGTGTCTTGAATATCCTTAAAGACTTCATCCAGTGCTATCTCACGATCATCGACCTGGTACGACTCAGGGGTGTAGTCATCCGCGCCATCTAAATCTAAATCCAGTGGATCAGTCCCACTGTCTTTCAACAACTTCTGCACTGCACCGGGTTTCTTTTGATCCAGTTCAATCAGGAAGTTGAGTTTGCTCTCATCCATCAAACCGTTGTTCTCAAGCATTCGCATGATTTTCAGGTTTGGCTTCAGAGCCGCCATTTTCTTGTTGTAGTTCGCGCCCATCTTCATCAGCGTGATGGCATCATCAATAGAGTCCACTTGGATCTCTTTACCATTCGCTTTAAAAGGAGCGAGAATCTGATCTACCATGGACTTGTAATCAGCATCGTCAGTCTCTTCGGACTGATCTTCCTGCTCATCCACGTCGCCTTCATCTTCAGACTCATCCGTAGATTCTTCATCTACGGATTCCTCTTCATCATCAAGGTCGTCTTCTGCTTCTACTTCACCTTCCGGATCTGTTTCTTCAGCATCATCCTGATCGTCCTGGGCATCCGCCTCAGAAACGATCTCCTCTTCTGCCTGTACGTCTTCATCTGCAACTGAACCTTCTTCAGATTCAGGCACAAGGCCGTCACCGAATAGATCCATATTCATGATGTCAGCGTCAGACATTTCCAGAGGACTGGAAGATGCTTGTTCATTCAGATCCTGATCACTCATGTGGATTAAGCCTCACCTTCTTCAGCAAGGATTTCCCCACGAGTTTCTTCCAGAGAAACCAGCTCTTTTTCCGCCATGGTGCCAAACTGCAAAACACGACTGCAGTACTGTCGGAACGCACCGATTGCATCGATCTGTTTAATGATGTCAGCCTGTTCTTCTGGCCCCTGTAACGACGGGTCTGCTTTCAACAGAACCAGACGAACAGATTCCTGTTCAAAGAAGCCTTCCATAACCACCGCTTTAAAATCACGGTTAGCCTTTAGGCGCTGCATATTCTTTTTCAATTTCACAGCCTTCAGAGCCTGTTCCATTGATACTTCAATTGTTTCCAGATCGATTTCTTGAACCATGTCGTTCATGTGTTTCTCCGTGTCCTCCCCCTAACGGGGTGAGTGGTTAAGTTGCAGAAGGTTGTTGTGTGCCTTCTTGGTTTTTCAAAAGGTGGCTCACTACGTCACGTTGCGTATTGGACTTGGCCTGTTCGCTCTGTTTCTGTAGTTCACGCGCTTGTTGTACCCCGGACTCTTGTTCAACAAAGTCCAGGTTTTTAAGATCAGTGTCTGCATTCAGGTTCTTAGCTTTCGCTTGATCCAGGACAGCACCTGACTGATGTTCTCGGGCCTTACCCTGAATCTGAGCAATCTCCGCCTCCAGCTTGGCAATCTCGAGCATCTGGATACGTTGCTGTAATGGGTCAGGTTGAGGTTCATAAGTCTCGAGACGCTTCGCCAGTTCTGGCATCTTGCGGAGTCGAGCAATTTCGGTAAGAAGGAGCTTACGAAGACCAGGGTCTTCATTCGGTCCCATTGTCTGCAGCATGAAGGCCAGCTCTTGAGCTTTAGCGTTATCTTCTTCTGCAGTGCTGATACTCAGTTTCAGATCAAACTTACCAGCCAAGGCATCGCGTTTAATCAGTACCTGTTCTTCATCAGTCACACGGACAATCGTCTCATCGGACAGGAACTCGGAGTTCATGCTGATGATCTTGGTACCGATCTTAACCATGCCTGCAACCAGACGACGCAGGATGGACATCTCACGTTTTGAAGTTGCGTCCAGTGCACCACGTACACCGGCAGCTACCTCACCGAAAGACTGGCCTGAGATACCGTCATTGAATGCTTTGGTGCCTGACATCGACTCAGCGTCTGCATTCTGCAGTTGAAGCATGTTGAAGGCAGAGACTGGGATCTCAGGGTAAGTGTGCATGTGGATAGCTTGACGAGGATCTACATTCGCATTGAATTCGTAGTCCTGGCCTTTCATGAATCTACGACGGTTGGATAGATCCAGGGCATCTTTACGCACACCGGTCTGTCCGTTCGCAGATTTCGCCATGATGTCGATCATGCCGCGAGTGACCGCACCGACAATCTTCTGGTTATCTTCCAGAAGCGCACCGTCCGGTTCACCATAAATTGATTTACGTTTCGGTAAGTATTTAATACCAACAAACGGGAGTTTCTGATCTGGGTATGGGTTTTCTTCCATACGGATCAAGGTACTGCCTACCCAGGTAGCAACGAACGGTTTGATTTCACCCGTACCATCGATATCCCAGAACCCCCAATACTCATGAGCAATCAGGCGTTTACGGGGATCATCTTTGAAGTTGAAATTAGAACCCTCCTCAACTTCATGATCAGCCTGTCCCAGAGGACTGTTCTCATCAATCATGATGCGGTCAAGGTTGGTGTATAGCCCGGTTGCGTCAAGCTCGGATTTGGATGTTTCAAAGCTGTAAATCACGAACTTCGCTTCATCCAGGTTACCGTTACAGCTCGGGTCAATCGTCAGATTACGGTAGTCACATACTTCCAGAGTTGGACGGTTCTTTATGACCGTCACTTCTTCCTCAATACGGGTACCTTTCTGTTCCGGATAAAGAGGACGCTGCTGCTGGGCAGAAAGCATTACTGCTTGTTGAAAGTGAGGAGCTATCTGAGAGAATTCTTGAGGATTGTTTTGAGCCAGGGTCGCCAGGATCTGAATGTCCTGGATCTCTTTCTGGGTATTAGCCGGACGGTAAACAAACTCCGGTATTTCAATTTCCTCAGTCTTTTCTTCATAGGCCCAACCTACACGAACAAAAGCTGTACCCTCTTCAACCGCTGTACGCACAAATTCATCAATAAACTCGACTTTATCAATCTCAGTATTGAACTGATGATTCAGAACCAGTTGATTCTGATAGGCCGAGTTACGGTCAGCATGGCCTGCAGGACGAACACGGAAGATGTCTTCATCACTTAGGAAAGGTTCACTCAACGCAGGATAACGCCACTCCGCCTGTTTACGGATCAGCTTAGGCTGAATGCTGGAGTTGCCATCAACCTGTTTAGGTTTGGCAGCGCCTTCAACATTGAAACTGTCTAACCAGCCATTAACTTTCAGAACCTGAGCATCGGTGTCCTGTTTAGCGTCAGAATAATCTTGTTTAAGATCTCTGAGAGAAGGAGGATTTTCCCACTCAGTTAATTGATTAACTGGGCTATCCTCTGTGACCTCTGTGTTATTTTCGAGGGATTCTTCCTGCATTTTAATTCCCGTAAAAACTATGGAGAGAAAATAATATAATTTGAAGAAACGCTCTTAAATATAATAGCAGAGCTGAATTGGGCGTAGTTTAACTAAAATAAACAAACAAACTCAACATTTAATTATTATTCAAAAAGTTTTTTATTAATAAAAACATTATCTCTGGGTTTGGTTTAATTAAATTGATATTCTCATCGCTCTCAATTATTGGCTGAAAGCCTGATAATTACTGCAACGGGATATTTATGGGTAAACAGAAAACGACGGGCAGAAATACCCGAGAAGATAAAGTGGAAGAAAACTTTAAAAGAGCAGAACCACTTGAACCATTAAATAAAACTCAAAGTTTTTATATTGATTTAATCGAGAACTCCCCAATAGTTTTTGCTTCGGGTTATCCCGGAACCAGTAAAACATACATACCTACCCGCATCGCCTCTCGGTGGTTACATAATAACGGTGTCAAGAAGATCATCCTGCTACGCCCTGCCGTATCCGCCTCAAAATCCGTGGGGTTTGCGAAAGGTACTCATGAAGAGAAAATGAAACACTGGCTCAGGCCCATACTCAAACCACTCAAAGAAGAGTTTTCGTTCGGTCAGTTGAGTTACCTGATGAAAGAAGAGATCGGTAAACTGGATTTCTGCCCCCTAGAGAACGTGAAAGGTAACAGTTGGGATAATGCCTTCGTCATTGTGGATGAAGCAGAAGACTGTACTCTCGAAGAAATTATCTCGCTTATTACTCGTATAGGTAAAAACACCACACTGGTTATCTGTGGAGATATTGGTCAGTGCGATTTAAATAATTCAGGAATGGGACAATTCCTGGATATGCGCAAAACAAACCAAAGATTAAAAAAGGCGACAGCTCATATCGACTTCGACGATTTATCACAAATTGTTCGTTCCGATATCTGTCGTGAAATAGTAACTGGATTAACTGAAGTGGGGTTTTATTAATGATTGAAGTTCTTGGGCATAAAGATTGTTCATACTGCAAGATGGCGATTCAATACCTGGCGAGCCAGGGTAAATCATTTAAATATCTGGATGCACGTGAAGAAGAAAATGCTTTAGTGGTGCTGAAACTAAAAGAAGAAGGTGTTTCTCAGGTGCCTCAAATCTGGATCGACGGAGAGCGTATTGGTGGTTTTAGTGAATTAAAACAACAAATATAGCTCTAACTTATAGTAGAAAAGGGACTTTTGTCCCTTTTTTTGTTTGTTTTTTAACCACAGGTGAATTATATATAAATTATAAGCATTTGATTAACTCATAAATTAAAACTCATGGAAGAAGTAGTATGTCTAACGTAGTTCCTTTAAAAATTTACAAAATCATTAAAGTAAATGGTGTCGAGCGACTGGCATGTAAAGTAGGCAGTAAGTGGGTCTATGACGCTACCTGTAACAGCATCAATGAGATGCTGGATCACAAATTGGTAAATGTGGATGTTGTACAGGGCTGGGTCGCAGCTCATTGAAAAGAACGTAAATCCATGCTCCAGGAGTGGAAGAATAAAGAAGAGGGCTAATGCCCTCTTTTTATTTGGTGATGTCCTGGGTGAAGGTGTACTTACCTTCCAGTATCGTTCTTTTACGGCCTGACGCATCAATCATCTCAACATCATACCAATACACCCCTGGATCCTGATCTGCCTGCTCAGCGGTTGGAGCGAACTCCACGACACCGTTAGTAGCGTCCAGTATGGTCCCGGCAATTTGATACACCTGTTTGGTGGTATCTTTGGGGTTCTTTTCACGGTTCAGGGTTAACTTAAAAGTATACCCTGTAATATCCAAGAGCTGTCCATTACTACGCCGAGATAACGTCAACTCGTTTGCGTAGGTATCGCCACGTTTTCTTTCTAGTTCTTTCATTCCGTATCATCCACTACAACATGAATTGAGTTATCGTTTACGTGAACCAGGATCGGTTCATCCGTTATTGCAACATCTATCGTGTCAGTCACAATTACCTGGATACCGTCGGACATGATGTCCCCTACCCTTTGCTGATGAAGTACCTCCCAGGCATCACTGCCTGGGGGTGCTGTAGACATACTTCTGAGTTTTTCCCATGCGTCCATTTACGGCCTCGTGTATGTCCAAGTTGCGTCGGCGTTCTCGGAAGCTGTCGGAATGGCACCCACCTTGGTATCCACAGCAGCAACTTGAGAGTTCACAGTATTTAGATCTGCAAGCATTCCTGCGATATTCGCCTGGAGTGCCGCAAGATCCCCATCGATAGAGTCGTGATCAACGATCAACTGATCCACGGTGTTCTGTACACCTGAGATCTGAGTCGTGAGTGCGCTGAAGTCCACCCCGTTAACGGTATTCACTACATTCGTCATGCTGGTATCCAATCCAGAGATCTCAGCAGTACGAGACAACACATCCAGAGCCGAAGCGTGAGCCCAAGTTGCACCAGCTACATCGGCTGCAGACGGATCATTCAACTGAGTGATGAGCGTATTCAGTGCAGCAATATCCAACTGGTTCTGATCCACCACTCCGTCCACCGTGACTACCTTGGCATCCACCGCAGCAACATCAGTACTCAGCCCGGTCACTTGTCCAGACACACCGGTTACAGATGTTTCCAAACCGGAAACATCAGATACAAGATCCGTAGCAGTGAGGTGAGTCCATACCTGGTCTGCGTTCTGAACGGCTGTAGGAAGCCCATCCAGTTTGGTGTGCGCACTGTTCACGTTCGCATCAATGTCTGTTACATCAGCAGCCACGGCAGCGATGGCCCCATCAATTGTGCTGGCCCGTGTAGTGACTTTGGTATCAACCGCAGCTACGTCCAGAACCAGGCCATCAACTACAGAATCCACCACATCAACCCTGGTCTGTACGGTAGAGACTTTCGTATCCAGAGAACCAAGAGCAATATTGGCGTTATCCACCTTGCCCTCGACAGTAGATACCTTGGTAGACACCGCACCGACTGCGCTGTTGATATTGGTGTTCTGAGTCGCCAGAGAGTCGGCTTTACCATCAATACCATCGACCGTCAGTTCCAGAGAACCGAAGGAAGAGGACAAGGTACCCATATCGGTACTCAGGCCGGTCATGTCACCATTGATCGTATCGACCACGTTCTTCACTGCGAGTACGTCACCATCAAGATCGGTAACCTTAGTATCCAATCCTGTTACTGCTGTAGTGTTAGAATCCGATGCTGCAACAACCGCAGCCATGTCAGTATCCAGTCCATCCACAGAAGTCTGTAAGGTATTGAGCTTCGTACCGTTGGTATCGACGACACCTTTCACAGCAACTACATCACCGTCCAGGTTAACCACCTTGGCATCCACGTTAGATACGGCAGTACCTAAACCAACAACGTCGGCATCCAGATCATCAACAGAGAGAACTAGGCTATCCACCACGGTCTTCACACCCGCTACATCCAGATCAACGTTATCGACTTTCGAGGAGATGGCATCGACCACACCTTTGACTGCCAGTACGTCCACATCCAGATCCGATACATCCACGTTGGTATCTTCAACCGTTGTTTTGATTGAGTTGACCTTGGTATCGACTCCAGTCACTTTCGTGTTGCTGTCATCAATCACAACCCGTGCTGCTGTCAGATCGGTCGCAATGTTATTAACGATCGTGTTAACACCCGAGATACCGTCAGCATCTGAAGCAACTTTGGCACCGGTCAGGCTGGCCCAGACTGCTGCAGCATTCTCACTCGCTGTAGGTGCGTCTGTACCCACATTGATACCCGAGTCCAGACTCTTCACATGAACGTCTAATTCGTTGGTGTTGGTAAAGAGCATCTGACTGATCTTGTCGTAAATTGCCTGAAGCTGGTTTGATTGGGTCGTGGTGAGGCTTCCACCACCACCCCCTTCACCAATGATCAGGCCTGCAGAGTTAGACGGTACAACCGACACTCCGTTGGCGATGAGCACGTCGATGATGTTGTTATTGGAACCTTTCAGGTTTACTCGGGTTGCATTTGGCCCTGTAAACTGCACCTGAAAGTCGTTGAATAATTCATCAAATGGAGCGTATGTATCCCCCGCCAAAACTTTTGCGTTGGTATGCTTTAAGATCTGAGGAGCCCAGAGGCCTTCGTTGGCCTCCAGGACACGGATCTTACCCAGAAAAGAGGACATATCCAGTTCATACTCCGTCCCAGACACCAACGTTAAGTCAGCGTCCGGAACAGAGATTACTTTGGTATCCCAGTTGACGGAGTAAGCCATAGGTCAGATTACTCGTTGCTCAGGGTAACCGAAGCACTGTAACCCGCTGAACCAATCACACCAGACAAGATCGCTGGAGTATCTGGTGCAGCCTCATCACCGTGACGTACCCAACCAATTACTGTGATGTCTGCGTTGTAGATCAGGCTAGTACTGATGGTCTTAGTCGTACCACCACCTGTCGCAGTATCCGCATTGTCTACACGGATGACTTTGTACGTCCCTGCGGCATTAATACCTACTGGCATTACAGCACCTCCAGAGTGATGCCAAGCTCAGTCTCTACGATCTCTTTGATCGAGAGCTGCTGTGCACCTAAAGTCTGTAGATGTGTAGCGTTACCCTGGCTGTAATTTACAAAGGCCAGGGCTGTGAAGTTGTCGCAGGTGTAGGAGTATTGACTGTCATAATCAAACACCAGTTGACCGTTCTCATCGATCTTATAGTTCATGAGAACAACGCTCAGAGTGTATTCAGCCGGGTCAGTCGCCAACTGAGGGCGTAACTGGTTGATCGACTGAGACACCATGAACACGTAAGGATATTCGGCGTTTGGATCAGTGTTTTTTAGAGCCATGACTATTACCTCGTTTCCGGGTGCGCCTGAGAGCGTTCACGCTCGGATTGGAAGGCATCTTTGCAATGGTCGTCCTGCCAAAAGAAAAGATCATTTACGAATGTTTTAGGCCAAGTAATTCCTTTTAAACTCAGTCGATGCGAAACGCTGGACATAGTTTCATCCGCCCAGAAAGTGTTTTTAGTAAAAGGACAAACAAAGACACCAATTAATGTATTTATTAATTGATCGAATGCGATTAATACTTGAAGTAGTTGGAATAAAAACAAACGCATAATAAACCTCAATCAGTCATCAATTTGTTTATTAATAATCTTGTAGGAAAACAGTCGAACTTGAGTTGAGCCAAAATAACCGATCACACCGCCTGCAAACATGGCCCACCCATCATCCAGACCCATAGCGGTAATTGCAGCACTGGCAGTGAGACTCAAGCCCCCGCAGATCAAAGACTCAAGAAGGATTCGTATACGGGAAGTTTCTTGTCGATCGTAGATAACTCTGAGGACTGCTAAGGCCATCGCCAACAACACACCCAGAATGCTGGGGTGCGTCATAGCCTCCATTAACTCTTTCTGCGAGAAAGGCACAATTAATACTCCGGATAAAGTTGATTTTCCGGAATTGTACCAATGTTTTTTAATTAATCATTTAAATGTTAGGGCAACAAAAACAGGAGAGAAAATAATATAAATTCAAAAAGTTTATTTAAATATTATTTAATTTAACGAAAAGGATTACTTGAATAGTTAATATAAAATTAGAGGGGTTTAAAACCCCTCTTTTTAATTTCTATGCTACAGATAATTTTCTGAAATTTTTCTCAGCACTGGATCGAGTGGTACCTACCCAGTAGGTAATGGAAGCACCCCACAAAGCAGAAGTTTGTCCGATCAGAATGTAGAGAATGTCTTTATTACCTTCCGGTACATCCCCCTCAAATAAGTAGTAAAACAAACCACCCACAATGCACGTCATCATGAACGTGATGAGCGCAGGCATCTTACTGTGCTTATGCTTCTCGCGGGCATGTTGTTTATCACCCAACTCAGAGACGGTCAGCTCAATATTCAGCTCCTTCATACGAATCTTGAATGCGTGGTTCGCGCTCTCAATCTTCAGGAGGGTATCTGGATCGGCTGTATCGACGACCTGAGCGAGTTTCTGCTCAGTAGGGACATCTTCACCGGTCGCATCTGCAATCGCTTTCAGGGCCAACTGAGGCAGTGTCGCACCCCCGGTTGCTATTGCTGCAGCAAGATCTGGTGCGTACTTCTTTAACTTACTTAACCAACTCATCTTTCACCACCTGGCTCGATAAGGTCGGGTGTCTATATGGACAAAGGTTTTATATAAACCAATCCCGAATGTATTGGGGTACTTCTGATCCAGGTATTCGTATACCTCCTGGGGAGATACACCGGCAATTTGAAGATCAATCGCACATGCTTTCGGGTGCTGAGAATTATCGTTAGAGCCGGGACCACCTTCACTGGCGGGTTTACGGTTGTACTCGTAACACCGCGCAGCACTGGTGATGGTCAGAACGACTTTCTCAACACCCAGGTTATCTGCGAAGTGATCACAGACATCCTGGACCACCTCAATTGTTTCCCAGTCCATAGACTGAAACCCGCAACCACAGCCACAGGCCAGTTCATGTCTTGAGATGTTTGTAGTTAAATCACCCACTACAACAACCCTGCCGCATTAAAAAAGGTCTGCAATTCCTCTGGAGTCTTACCCATGACCACCCCCATCGCCTGAACACTTGGTTCAGTTATTACCAGGCTGGTCGCTAAGTCCCAATCTTCTCTGATTTCATCATCAGCGGAGAGCGCGGATTTTAAGGTATCCCATAAGTTCTCAGTAACAGCCTGCTTTTTGCATTGCAGCTTAGTGATCTCAGTGAATACTACTTCCTCAACCACAGGAGGCACATATTCTGAGATAGTGTCTCGGTAGGCATGTAACCAGTTTTTGATTTGAACAATATGCCCTTGAGTATCGTCATCACTCATACGGATAGTTGTCGGAATCCACCCAAACTCTTCTGTCAGAATGTCAAGATCGATTAAATCTTGGTCTACGGACATATAGATAGGGTTCTTATAGTCTGTAACTGTAGGTATTTGCATAATTAAGAAATCCTCACCCAAATAGTTACCTGTCTGTCAGCGCCTCCAATAGCGCCTACGCAATACCCCATACAACGCCAAGTACCGGAAGGCGATGTACTTACATAATCACCACTCGCACTCGCATAATCGAGGCCAGAGCCTGCCCGCGTGGTACCGGGAGAGTGGCTACCTGACGTTGCAGTGGTTCTCAATAGCGCATAAGTACCCACCGCACCTAAACGGGTGGATTGGGCTGAAGGTATGCTCAATGCTTTACTGTTAATATTAGTTATGTGTCCATAACCGTCCAAGGTTATGTCTTGTATAACCGTGTTACCTGAGTTGTTCACAGAACCTTGTGAACTGGTATCAGAATGGGTGAGGGTCACAGCCCCGCTAGTACCACCCCCATCTAGGCCTGCACCAGCGGATACGCTTGTAACATCACCTACATTAGAGGTATAGCCATTAGGGTTAGACGCAGGGTAATAATAGCTACCGTGCTGCCCGTCCAACAAATCCGCATCCAAGCCAGATGCAGCACCATCCACCGTAAGTAGTTTCGCCAACACATCGGCTGCGGTATACGCTGTTGCAGCTAGGAAGTAACTCGCTTGCTGACCATCTAAGGTATCCGCATCCAGACCGGAACCTGCCCCGTCTTGGGTTAATACCTTTGCAAACACGTCCGCTGCTGTATAAGAACCCGCAGGCAAGAAGTAATCACTGTTGTTTCCGTCCAGTAAGTCAGCATCTAACCCTGAACCTGAACCATCTACAGTAAGCAGTTTCGCCAGAACGTCCGCAGCGGTGTAGGAAGTTGCAGCAACAAAATCAGCCGCCTGGTTACCGTCAAGGAGATCAGCATCCAGTCCTGTAGCAGGGCCATCAACGGTTAACAATTTTGCCAAAACATCTGCTGCGGTGTAGGCAGAAGCCGCCAAGTAGTAACTACCCTGCTGACCGTCAAGCAAGTCGGCATCAAGACCTGAGCCCGCACCGTCCTGAGTCAAAACCTGGGCAAAGATCTCAGCATCTGATTTGTCTTTAATTTCAAAAAAGTCTGTAAGTAAACTCATGCTACGAGCCTCCAACCAATACCGGAGTTAACAAAGCGCAGTTTGATGTGCGGGTACGTCACGTTCAGGGTCATATCTTCCGACAGGCCCATCAATAGCTCACCGTTACGTGCCACAATCAGTGTGGCGAAGTTGCCACCTGAGATCTCCACCTCAGTATTGTCAGTAGGTGTTAGAGGTAGGGTTGCTGTACCTGTTGACGAGAAATAACAGGATTCCCCAGGCTGTAGCGTTCGTGAACCAGCAGATACAACATAACCAGGGGCATTTTTCTTAGTCCCTAGTTCAGTAGTGATCTTGTTTGAACTCCAGGTTTTATCCGCCAGAGCCTGAGTGTCATCAATCAGATCCGTCGGACTGAAGTCAGTACCGTTGTACACCGTGAAGGTTGCTGTACCTGCGTTGTCATAGGTGACGGTGTAAGTATCAGTCTCACCTGGTTCATTAGGTGCCGCAGAAACCCCGGTAGTAGAAGTCCAAGTGACCGACGCAATACCGTTACCAGTAGCTCCAGGATCACCCTGGTCACCTTTACCAAACGGTGCACCTGTAGACCAGTCACCAGAGGTGGCTGATACCTTGAAGTAGATCTGGGCTGTTGTTGTATCCAGGAAGGAGAAACCTTCAATCTGGGCATCGTACAAAGCACGTTCAGCCGTTTGGCCTACCGCGTTTACCGTAAAGGAATCACCCTTATCGCCTTTGTCCCCTTGAGGTACGATGAAGGTGAACTCATTGTTGTTACCGTCATAGACCACGGAAGCAGAGGTACCTGCCGCACCGGTAATGGTCTGTAGAACCGTGATGTTCTGGATCGCAGTACGGATGGCCTCAGTCTCGTTTTTCAGAGTCTGTGTCGCATCTTTCAACGTCTGAGCAGTGTCACGGTACCCCATGGAGCTGGTAGCGTAAGTCTGAGAATCGGTTGCGGAGTTCGCAGACGCAGAGGCTGCGTTGATCGCATCCTGAGCGTTCTGGTACGCATTCTGAATATCCAGTAGGTTTGTTACAACAACATCAATATCCGCCAGAGCCGCCTCTACAGACTGAATATCAGCCATGTTTGTATTGACGTTATTGATAGAGGATAAGCTGCTGTGTACTGCCAGGAGGTTGTTCAACTCACTGTAGATGGAATTGGATACACCCAGTAACTCGGTACGTTTCGAGTACAGGTAGTTGATCTCATCCTTCTGAGTCGCCAACTGAATGATCGAATCGATATCATTACCCAGAGAGATAATATCACCCACACGGTTAGCCAGCGTCTGCAGGGCAGATGTGGTTTTCGCCCAATAGTACTCTGGGTCAGTGTAGATCGGCTGACCATTGTAGGAGTGCATAATCACACGCTCAATCTTAGAAGCAGAACCGTCTGTATCTCGGATACGGATCATGGTCGGCTTGTCAGGGAGCGTACTGTTAATGATGTCGATCTCAGTATCTAGGATGTGCAACTGAGAATCCGGTTCAGAGGCGTTGTAGGCGGTAATACCGTCCTTTAACTCACTGAAGATGGCTGCATAAGAAGCCAGCTCATTGATGATCGGATCACCGTTACCATCCAGTACCGTGAAGTTCACAGGGACGCTCACACCGTCTGTGGTGACGATCGTCAGACCCTGATAGGTCACTTCTGTATCTGTTGATTGGTTATTCAGTGACAGATCAATATCAATCTTACGGTTACCGAGGTAGTTACCTTTCTCCAGGTCAGACGCGATATTCTCAAGATCCGCCACAGCCAGAGCTGCCAGATCTGCTACCGAATCACCCAGGTTGGTAAGTACATCCGCCAATAGAGCAAAATCGACGTTATCGCCTAGCACATCCGCCAGAGCGTTCACATCTTCAATACTGTCGGCAACCAACTTAACCGTATCGTAGGACGAACCCAGATACTTATGAATTAGGCCTGTTGTGGCCCGTTGGCTATTAATTACACCCATCCGTTTTTCTCCAAACGATCGTTATACAGAGTGTCTTTAGGGATCAGGTCGTGTTTCTCGACCTCCAATAGAGCCAGTTCATAACGGCTCTGGTAGTGACTCGATGCGTTAAGGTTATCGGTAGATCCCATATTGCCAACGATTCTTCCAGCCACATAAATACAAATCGGTGCGATTAACGCATCCACAATATCCAGTTCAACATTTTCTGGATCAAAGTCATCATCAACAATTATTTTTGGATGATTGGCTCTATAAATAACTGAGAAAGTATTGTGTTCATCATTATAAGGAATCAAAACAGTTTTGGGTTTTGGAGTAAAAACAGACCATTGTTTTGAAGTATCATTAATAGGTCTTTCTTCACCTATTTCAGAAAATACTTGCTCAATCTTTAAAACATTATTTTTAAAAGGTTCATAAACAGAATCAATTAAATATTTAACTTCTTCTGTTGAATCAGTATTAGTTTCCGCGTACTGAGCTTTAAGGTGATATTCCTGAATCCAGTCATATTGCTGAACCAGCACTTCTTCGAAACGCAGAGGGAATCGCTTGTGTAGGTCGGTAAGCGCGAGATTAACGTGAGCCACGACTTGTTTATAATGCTCGGAACCAATGCCGACTGCATTTAATCCACCGATGGCTGTTTGAGATAACTCACCGTAAGTAAGTTGCTCAAATAATTCAGAGAGAAACATTAAAAACTCCAGTGAAGTTATTATTAATTCGCGCTAATGATACCTATATTTATTTAAACAATATAGGAAACCATTCTATTATCTTCCTCCTCCATTTCTAGCTCCCAATAATCTTTTTCCGCATTAGAATTAAAATCACTCTGCTGGGAAGGTTTCCATACATGTAAACTAGAAAGCATAGAAATTGTGTCGATAAAATCGTCGTGTTTTGATTTAAAACCACCTGGGGATGCGAGGGTTAATTCGTCCATCGCCTCCAGTATTCTAGGATCGGTTTTTAATTCCACAGGGAAGAACATTTTATGGGATTTAAACATCGGAACCATGGTATTAAAACGCACCATTTTGTTCGTGTTTGGACGAATACCTGGGTTGTTGTTGTTACCTTCTGAGGCCAGCGGGAAGTAAATGTTACGAGTGAGCATCTCGTTCTGAATCCACTGAACGAATCCGCCTTGCTGCCCAGTCACCTCAATCCCTACTGACTGAGGCTTATAGATCTGAGCCAGTCGGAACAGGTCATTCACGTTTTTATCCATCAACTGCCGTTTCACTACCCCATCAACCCAGAACCAGTCCCCATTATTGTTGTAGGCCCAGACTGAGATCACCGAGAAATCGGAAGAGGTCTTTTCAGAAGTCGCAAAATCGGTGGTGATGTAGAAGTTGAACAGTTGCCTGTTCTCCAGTACCGCCTTACGAGAGTACCACTGAATGTCTGAGTTCTGGATCAAACGGTCTTCATCAGACATGATCCGGAGCATCAGCTCCTGGTTGAAGGTATCCACCTTACCGGTCTTAACAGCAATCTCATATTGCTCTTTCACGTACTCATAGTTGAATCGGTCGGGCCAGGAACCTTTGAAATCCTCTTTAGCGCACGGGAATTGTTCACATACTGGGAACACGTTTACGGCCCAGGCACCGGATTCTACGGCCTTATACAGGGGATCTTTCGCATTAAAGGGTGTACCTGACCAGATGATGATGTTTTTCTTCGGGTGTAAGGCGTAGTTGACCGCTTTATAGATCGTGTCCTCTACCGCAGAAATAACAGTCGCAGATCGTGCATCCTCATCCGAGATCAGGTCATCGAGTACCGCCAACTGAGGACGTTTACCCATCTCCTTCGCACCACGGACACCGGTCTTGGCACCGTACCCCTTAACAATGAAGATATCCCCATCTCTGTTCCGGAACTCCCAACGAATATCCGTCAATTTGACGACAGGGATGTACTCTTTGAGGAAGTCAGAGTTCTCCCAACGGAACTCCAGGTTCTTCCTCATGTTCTTCACACCGTTCTCAATGGAGTCCGATACATACAGAGCCAGGTCTATTTTACCGAAGCCTGGGATCTGCCCATAAACCCCTAAGTAGAGGAAGAGGTACTCACCCATGAGGGTGGTTTTTGCAATACCACGGTGGCATAGGTTAGCAATGCGGGTACCACCAAAGGTGATAGTGTCAAGCATGTGGTAATGCACAAGAGGGGTAAGGTTCTCTTCACCGTCTTCTCCGTTAACAAGTTTAATAAACGTGACGAATTCCAGAGCAAAGTCACTCGGAACATAATAAGGGTCTGATTTGTAGTCGGTTGAATTGAGGTAATCCTCAACCTTCTTTTGACCACCCAGAGCTTCTTCAATGATGTCGTGCGTAGACATATCCATCAGGGGATGTCCTCCCCGAACTCTCCGTCATCATCGTCCTCTCGTATCTGGTACTTAATAAAGTCGATCAGGAGGAGCGTCTGGTAGGCTGAGAACACAATCAAAGAGTAAGTAATCAAGAGCCAGAGATAACCGGGAATCATTCAGGGATCTCCTGTCCATTTTCATCCACCTGAACCACATCAATATCCCGCCATTCGTAGCCTGACCGAAAACCTTCATTCCAGAAGAAGGCACCCTGCAGGCGCAGAGAACCATCAGGATAATTGGCAAACCGGATATTACGTGGACTCAGTTCCTGCGTTCTGATTGCCTGTACTTCCATCAGAGCGTTTTCACGTCTGTATAGTTCTTCACCTGCACTCATACCACTTCCTCCGCTTCACCATCGATAACCAGTTTTGAATGGGCTGCTGCCTGAGCATCCAATACCCCTGCCCGGATCATTTCCCTTTGTTGAGCCACCAATTCCATCGTGGACTGTCTAAGTGCCTCCACAGACTTGTCTTCTTTGATCCCTATATCCAATTCAACCTTCTTAGTCTCAGGCATCTTGAGGTGACTCAGCAGGGAGTTAGCAGCTTCGGCCCGTACCTTTTCTGAAGAGGCGCTAATCATTAACTCCGCCTGTACGTTCAAAGCTTTCTGAAAGAGATCCTGGTTAAGCACATGAGCCGGCACGATCGTCTGCTCATAAATAAGGTTAACCAGCTTAGATTTGTTGTAAGCCGTTACATAAGACGCGATATCTTTGGAAGCTACCTGTTGAATCGCCCAATTCTTATGCTTATCCGGAAAGGTTTTACTGTGCGCGGTAATATTATTATCACCCATTAGCTTGAAGCTAACGTACCTCACCGCATCGATATAGCTCTGAATCTTAAACTTACCTTGAGCCATTACATTGGTATAACCCAATAAGTTATCCCGGTAAGCTTCTCTAAACTCAGGGTCGATAACCATATTATTTAAATTATCGATAACTTCCTGACTTACTAATTTCTTAACCTGCGGAGGAAGCGCCTGTTTAAATTGTTCCGTAGAAAGTAGTTCACTCATAAATAATATTTTTTCTTCACATAATAATATTTTCGTGTAGTGTATCGCCCGAATATAGTTTTTCAAATAATTTAACAGGAAGATTATTTAAATGGGTTTATTTGTTGGTACCAAACTTATTAACGCTGAACCAATGTCACGAGGCGAATATTGTCTCCACCGTGGATGGAAAGTCCCTACGGACGAAGACCCAAATGATTCAGGATTCCTGGTAGAACACCTCTCCAAAACCAACGGTACAACCATCGAATATTCCGGCTATATAAGTTGGATGCCTACCGAAGAATTTTTTGAACACTACCGTTCATCAGAGAACATGAACTTCGGTGAAGCCCTAGAGTTCATGAAGGCTGGAGCAAAGATCTCCCGCAAGGGCTGGAACGGTAAAGATATGTTCCTATTCATAGTCCCTGGTTCAACCTTCAAGGTAAACCGGCCTCCTCTACTGGGCATCTACCCAGAAGATACAGAGATTAACTACCGTCCTCATATCGATATGAAAACAGTAAACGGTGAGATCGTTCCTTGGGTAGCTTCCCAATCAGATTTATTTGAAAGCGACTGGATATTAGTTAAATAAAAACTTGAACCAATAATATTAAATAAATAATATTATCTGGTCAGGACATTTTTGACATTCTCTGTTTTTAGCCCTCTTAATTGAGGGCTTTTTTATTTAAAACCATTTACAAAATTTTAAATAATATTATTATTAGGGGGCTTCTTACTTATCCTCTGGATAAAAGTTTTGATTTGAGTTGGTCATACAAATGCTTTAAGCCCCTCCTTGTGAGGGGTTCTTTTTATCTACTATACCCACTAGCGTCCTACGCTCCCGTATTAGCTCCCTCAGCTCGTTCCTCGCTTCAGTCACATACTGCGCTTCGTCCTTGGTGAAAACCCTAAACAGAGAAACAGAGAAACAGAGAGAGTATCGGACAAGATAGTAAAGGACTTACAAATAGTAACAGGCAGTTACTTACTGGAAGTTAGACTTACAAATCCCCAAAAATCCCAGATTAGACTTACAAAATATTATTTGAAGGGTCTGAGCATTTTTAATAATTAGGTACGAGTTCATTACTGGAGTCTTGAACTCCAAAATTCCAAACTACCCCCCCGGTCTTTACTCCAGACCACCTCAGCCACCCTACCCCATAGCGCATTCGCGCAGGCAACGGAAGTGAGGGAGTGAAACCCTTTCAATTAGCATAGCTCGCACAGCAGCTTCCCACCTGACGAGGTGACTTATCACAAAGCCCAGTGACGACTGGCATCCGTGCACAGATCAACCATTAACCTCAGAGGTATACATCATGAGACAAGCACTTACAGCATTATGGCAAGCATTCATCGTTATCTTCCAAGGTATCGAAGAGTTCGCCAAAGCATTCAAATCCGTAGGAGAAGTAGCCAACGAAGCAGCCGTAGACTTCAAAGAAGAAGAACAGGCCAACCGCAAACTACGTCGCCTCAAAATGGAAGCAGAATACCAGGAACAACAGAAACTCCTGGAGCAAGCATAACCTACAGCACTGGCCTTCGGGTCAGTGCGTATATTACACAACAAACACTACACGGGTGAGATAGGAAAGTATAAGAAAGGACTGAGAGGACGTGCTCCTCTGACGCTCTGTAAGCTCATTCAAGCAGTGAGTGGTGTCATCGCACTACTCAACTCTGAATCCTCCTGAGAGAGGCTTACAAACACCACATACATGACAGACAGGACTCACACTGGTGCACCAGAAATGGTATCACATCATTCCGATACAGTATCTAGGAAGAATTCCTAAACGATACGTTACCGATACTCTATCTATTTATCGACCAATCTCCCTAAGACTTTAGACATTTGTGTAGGCGCATTCGCGCTAATGACGGAAAAGCACCGTGTTGGTGTTGAAATTATTCGTAAAGAGGAAATACGTCATGGCATTCGCAAAAGATGAAGCAGTACAGAACGACAACGGTAACGTAGCTAAGTTTGAGAAAGCAGCAGGCTTCCTTAACGTTTACGTTGAGATGGCTGATGGTACTCGTAAGCAGATCGGTGGTATCAAGCTGATGAAGAGTAAGGCGTTACATGAAGCCTTGATCAATGCTGGTGATCTCGATGGTCTGAAAGTCTCATGTGATATGAACGTTATCACTGAGCAGTCAGCAGATGATTTCTCATTCGCCAAAGCTGCTGGTGAGTAATAAATAAGGGGACGCTTCGGTGTCCCTTTTGTTTTGTAAGTAGTCAGAGGTAAGAAGCAATGAAATACATCGTTCCACAGGCACTAATCGATGTTGCTGAAAAAGTAATTGAAGCTCGTTATTTCGTTCTGCATCGAGGTGCAGATTCGCAAGAAGATATTGATTATCTGAACCAGGTTGAGAATCAACTGATGGTTGAAGTCAGTTGCCACGCTGTTGAGGCGGGTCTGATCAGAAACCCTGAGTTCAGCCTGAAAGGGCTGGAAGAAGCTGCGACTAACAAAGCAGAAGAAACTACTGGTTATCAATACTGTTGGTAAGGAGAGACTGATGAACGCTGAAGTGAAAGGAGTACCTAAATTGATGAAGTTTATGATCACCTGTGAAGACGGAACGGTGCTGTATGAATACGGTAAATCCTTTGAGGCCGTGAGAAAGCACGTTGAAGAAAACTTCAATATGAAAGTTAAACGTATATCACCAATATGTTAGTGACATGAGCAGAGGGCCATTGTGCCTTCTGCTGATTTCATTGGACAGATAGTAAGGAGACAGTCGTGGACATTACTGTGGAGAGCGTCAAAGCCCGAGCTTTAGTTAAGGGTATTAGTAATCACCAGGCGTTAATTGAAATGCGCAAAGAAGAAAGACAGAAGCGCCTGGATAAGCTTATTAAAAGAGCTGAAATGTCTGAAACAACGCTCAGTCTAAAGCTGGTAGTAATCGATCTGATAAACGAAATTAAGTAGGAGTAAATCATGAGCCAGATAGATTTAACTGTTATCACTAAGATTAATAATCTACTCAGACAGGACTCTGAACTAACCAGAGAAGACTCAAAAAGCATCTGTGAGTTGGTCAACGAGCGTGGTTGCTGTCCTCCTGATGTACCTTGTGATCAGTGTCCTCTTGCCCATAAAACCCACAACTATAAAAAGATCCAAAAACAGTTGAATGTAGTGAACTTAATACATCCAGGGGGTAGTCATGAGTAATGAAGTAGATCTCACCATCATCGAGAAACTTAATACTGTGATTGGGGCTAACCCTGAGAATGATTTTGAAGACATCTGTGATGCGATCAGTCATCTGTCTCAGGAAGCTTGTCATGGGGGTATGTGTATTAAATGCCCTCTGTATCACAACCGAATAGATCTAACTGAAGTCCAGAAGAAACTGGATGTCGTTAACTTGATCCACTCAGGAGACAGTCATGAAACATAAGATAGATCTGATGTGTATTACCTACCTGGAAGCAGACATGAACGAAACCATCTGCAGTCAGATAAAGCGCAAAGCCGGTTGTACTGAGGAGCACTGTGATAACTGTTTATTCACGGTACCTGATGAAGAACTCGCTGAGATGCAGACAAAGATAGATACCCTTCAACTGATCACCGGTTAAGTAGGAATAACTCATGATAAGAACAGCAAAAAGAGCCCAGGAAATAGTTAATCATAATAGGCACTGGATGGAATGGAATCAGGAACGTGCCCAAGAAACTATGGGTAAACGTAGACGCAAGCACCTAGATAGAATCAAAGAACTAGAAGAAAACATCAAGCAAATCAAATTTGAAGCCTTCCTGATAGGTATCGACGTACCTGAATAATCACTAGCCTCGCCTCCGCGAGGTTTATATAGACGAGCGCATTCGCGCAGGTGTTGGGTATCAAGTTAAGGAGAAGACTATGTTTCGTATTTGTATTGCCGGTAGTCGTGAGTTTGATGACTATCCACTGATGGAAAAGATAGTTTGTCAGTTCGCTAAAGAGAAAGAACTGGAGAACCAAGGTGTGTGTATTGTCAGTGGTGGGGCTCGAGGTGCAGACCTACTGGGAGAGCGTATAGCGAAGGAATATAGCCTCGGACTTGAGAAGTATCCAGCCAACTGGGACAAGCACGGGAAACGTGCAGGTTATCTCAGAAATGAGGAGATGGCTGAAGTCTGTGACGCTGCCATTATCTTCTGGGATGAGGTGAGTAAAGGCACCAAGCACATGATCGACATTTGTCGTCAGAAAGACATCCTGCACTGGGTTGTGAAGTACCGACCCAGGATAGAACAGCACGTACCGGAGGATTCACCACCATGGGACTGACCGTCGGAAAGTTACTTATAGGGGCCACACTGTTGGCCCTTTTTATTGGGATCTCGAACCAGGTGTTTGAAGAGGAAATGAACCATGAGCCTAATCAAATCACTCGACATAGCTCTGGAACAAATGCAATACCAGGACAGTAAAGTACAAACACCTGAAGTCTGTGTTGGTTGTGACCATCACCCTACTTTCTGTCCTAGCTGCGCTTTCGACAATGCAGCTTCTATGAGAAAAGCCCGTAAAGAACTTGAACTCCTAAAACCCTACTACGATAGCCTCAAGTTAATTCATAAGGACTAAGCCCATGCTGCCTGAATTCCAAGAAGACATTGAGAAAATGTTCTCTAAATCCAACATCCGTAAAGCCATCAAAAAGGAGATTGAAGAGACAGACGGTGCAGCCCAGATCATTACTGAAGGTAAGCTATTGCTGATTGATTACATCAACAAAGCACCGGAGTATCACGACTCCAAACGTATCCGTGTAGAGCAGCTCCTCATCCTCGATCTGGAAGAGATTGTGATGGAAGTCATCATGGAAATCCTGGTGCTCGAGAAGACCACTCTGTTCACCCAGGTTGTCGGTCAACTCGCAGGAAAACTGGGTTTCTCAGACAAAGGAGACGGCGTTAAGACCTCCGCTGAGATCCTTGCAGTCCTGTGTGATCTGGACATCTATGACATCATAAAAGAGAGCAAACAAGCCTCTCTGATGGTACGTCCACGCATCACGCCAAGCGAAGGATTACAACGCTTCATAGCTCAGACCAAATACTTACCACCCATGATTGTTCCACCGAAGAAAGTCCGCAGTAACTACGACAGCGGTTACCTTACTAAACGTGACTCTCTTATCTTAGGCGGTAACGTTAATTTCCATGAAGATGATATCTGTCTGGACAGTATTAACCGGTTCAATCAGGTGCCTCTGAGCCTCAATGTAGAGCTGCTAAAGACATACTCTGAGATACCTAAAAAACTGATCGAAGACCCAGAACGTAAAGAGCAATGGGAGAAGTTCGTGAAGGACTCCTACCTGATCTACAGGGACTTGATCCATCAAGGTAATGAGTTCTGGCTCACGCACAAAGTCGATAAACGAGGCCGCACATACGCCCAGGGATACCACGTATCTACCCAGGGTAATGCGTTCAGAAAGGCCATCATTGAACTACACGATAAAGAGATTGTGGAGGGGGTATGAAACCCAGAATAAACCCAGAGAACGACCAGAGCATTACTTGGTTAAAGAAACGTATCACGTTCCACCAAGAACACCTCAAACGGGCCATTAGACCCTGGTCAAAGACTCACCACGAGAACTCGATTAAGTATTGGACTGAGAAGCTGAAAGAAGCTCAGTTACTTCAGATGATAGGAGCACCTAATGACACACTTTGAATTTCTTGAAAGACGTATTGAATACCATACTCAACGTAAAAAAGCTGCCAAGAAACGGCATATAAAAGACCGTCACCAGAAACGTATTCGATACTTCGAAGGTAAGTTAAAGAAAGCTCAGATGCTTGATCTGATAGGGGGTACACATGGCCGTCTCTAATACCGACCACATAATTGATTCACTGCAGATGGACACAGATTTTACTAAAAGCTCTAAAAGAACACCCTTCGATCCTATACAGCGTGTTGAGGAGGCTCTGGCAGTCCAACGTACAGCCCTTCAGAAAGCTCGAGGTAAACATAAACGCAGAGCCATACAGAACCATATACGAAAGCTGGAAAGGTGTCTGAAGCGTAGGAAAGAGCAGAAGATCCTGGATCTGATCAATCCACCCAAACCTGTAGTAGACCCGGCGGAAGCTCGACGTAAAGCGAAAGACATTAACTTCGCAATGAACTATGGACATTCTGTCATCAAGTCCCCTGCTCTAGGGGCTCAGATCATAACCACAGTGTAGGGGTTATTATGATGCACAAAGCAGCACCACCCATAGTAAGTAAGAGAAAAGATCTACCTCCTGATTGCCCTGAGTACCGCTTCCTGCAACATGTAGATCGTCTGGAAGCAGCTCTTGAAAACGAACCTTCTCGTACTAAACGAAGAAAAATACGCAAACACCTGAAACAACTCAAACTCTCTAATAAAAAACGAGAAGCATTGGGACTCATCGGTGTTGACTACTACAAATCTGATGGGAGGCTCGCATGATTCCAACTAACCCAGATGACGGGTACGCACCCGTCTGGATAAACGGTACCCAAGAAACTTCTCTTTATGACATGGATACCAAACACATTGAGAACGCCTTGCAGATGTTCATCGATGACCGGTTCGGTCACATGACTACCCAGTACTATCACCGTGTCTTCTGGATAAAAGTCATGAAAGAGGAACTTCAATCCCGTGAGGGAGAAAGCTACCGTCACCCTAAAACCAATGAATTCCTGACCCAGTGGGATATACGTGAACAACGTAAACTGAAGCGCCTGATACTGGGCCTGAGTCCTATGCTACCTGACCGCCCTAACATGGCTAAGGTACAAATAGACCTCACTCCAGGAGAGGATTTCGTCTCACTCTTTGACCAGGATAAATGACCATGAGAACCCTCGATACACTCACTCGAGAGGAACTGAATGAGGAGCTAGTGAACGCCAATAAAGTCCTCACACTCCTCTCTCCTCCTGAGCATTACGCTGATGCCAGGGAACCTTATGAACAACGTATCAACGACATCAATGCCTACATGAAACAGTATGAAATGCTGGATCTGATCGGTGCAGGAGATCCGAATGAAAGCAACAGAAATAGGGACTCCGAATGAACGATGGACTGTAGATCAACTGGAAGAACATAAGTCCATGATCGAAGAACTGAAAGCCAACCACTGCCCGCATCCTAAAGCCTTAAAAATCTACCAGGAAAAACTGGATCAGATCGACAGAATCGTTAAACGTCGAAAAATACATGACCTAATAGGAGTCTATCCTCATGAACCCGATACAAATGGATAGGGTGACCTATCTGGAAACCCGTGTAGCCATCCTTGAAACGCATTTAACTGAGTTACTAAGAAACATAGAAAGTGCCTACCAGCCTGCCCACCCGCTACAACAAGCTTGTTATAACACCCGAATATTGATTGACGGTGATACAGGAATGCTGGTTCAGCATACCGGGGAAAAAGCTCTGGACTCTTACCAGTTGCTCCAACGCTGGGAAATGTACAAACAAAACAAAGCAGCACTCATGGGGCTGATACAACCTAAAGGGCACGATCATGACCCATTCGCTAAAAGCTGATGTCCTGCTGAAACTGGATGCCTTGGATCAACGTATAGCAGACCTCAGAAAGCACCTACCCTATGCCGACGGTCAGGCTTACTACAACGATGTACGTGAAAGCACCCGTATGGAGGCAGAGAAACGTGAGCTACTCAAAGACCTTGAAACATTCACCGGACAAGACCTCCCTAAAGGCTGAGGTGCTATCCACCAAACTCGAAGTAATGAGAATCAAAGAACGCCTAAATTTCCCCATCCACGATGAAAAAGAAAAAGAACACCTACTGCGTAAGTTAGAAAGGTTGAACAGAGCCCTTAAAGAACACGAGATGTGGGAACTCATAACGGAGTGAACCATGCTAGTTCATAAAAGAATTTACTATCTGAAACGCCAGAAAAAATCATTAGAGTGGGATCTCAAGTGGGCTCAACAACAACTTATAGGACGCAAGCGTAACTGTCCCACTTCTCGTGAAATCTACGAAAAGATCGAAGACAAAATACAACGTATTAAGCACCGTATTAAATCTATTGATTTAGAGCTTTTGATTCTGGAGTGAACCATGAAGAAAAAGAAAGTGAATAAGCGTCAACAAAAGAAAGAAGAAGAGTTACGTCGTATCATCCTGGGACTCCCTCCGCAACACGAACAACAGTCCAACCTGGATAAATTAAACGCATCCATGCCGCCGTCAGTGTGGTTAGCGGATGAAACCTGGGAAGCGAAACCTAATAAGGACTTACGTCATGAACGAGAAGGTAGCCTCAAAAAAGGTGGACGAAAGTATCCCGATACTCGGAAGCTCAACCACTAAAACAGCAACGCAGTGTTACTACGAGTGTACTCGTCAAATAATAAGAATAAATCAAAGACTCGCTCATTATGAGATGGATAAAGAAGAGAGACAAGATCTCATAACCCTTCGCGCCAGAATCTCAGAAGCACAGAAACAATACGAAGTCCTGAAACTCATTACCGATTAAGGAATCTACTCATGCAAGAATTTACTGGTACTAGTAAAGTCCTCCGTATGTTAGAATTTAATGGATTCACTCCATAAAGGTACTAAACATGCAGGCTATAGACATTACCAAACAAACCTTCGGACAACTTACTGCGATTGAAGAGGTGCTGCCTAGAACTCGCCCTAGAAAATGGATGTGTAAGTGTTCGTGTGGTAACACAAAGGTCATTGACCAAAACTCTTTGAGATCAGGAAAAACACAATCTTGCGGATGTATCCGAAAAGAAGTTACCGGAAATATGTCCCGGCAGCATGGAGCTTCAGGCTCCAGACTTCATCGTATTTGGAAGAATATGAGATCCCGTTGTAACAACACCAATACCCCTAGTTATCAGTACTATGGGGGTAGAGGCATCAACATTACCCCTGATTGGGATGATTTCAGTGTCTTTGCTGAGTGGGCATACAACGCCGGCTATACCGAAGACCTCACTATCGAACGCACTAATAACAGCGGAAATTACGAGCCTAGTAACTGCCGTTGGGCATCCAGAAAAGAACAGGCTAACAACCGCAGACCTCGGAGAGAATAAAATGGACCACTTCACAGGATTTGAATACATTAAACTCGACATCGCTAACCAGTTTGGCCTAGACAAAGCCCTGTTTGAAGATCGCCTTGCCTGGGTGGATTCCAACCTAAATAAACTCGAAGAACTGCTGGACGACGCTGATGAACCCGTCCTGTACCTGAAAGCAGTCATGGCTCTGCGTGAAGCGCAAGCAGGCATCGCTTCAGGCCACCTGGTTGGCTTTGATGCGTGTTCCTCTGGTCTGCAGATCATGAGCTGCCTGATCGGTTGTGAAGTCACAGCGAACAATACAGGTCTGATTGACCCAAATGTACGCGCTGACATCTACTCAACCACCACTGAAGAGATGAACCAGCTCCTGAAGCATGAAGGTGTGCAGGTTGCTCCCCTGCGTAAAGAAGTGAAGCAGGCTCAGATGACGCACTTCTACGGATCTAAGGCAAAGCCTAAAGAGATCTTCGGTGAAGAGACTGTGGAATTGGAAAAGTTCTACGAGGCTCAGAAGATCGTTGCGCCAGGTGCTTGTGAAGTAATGGATGACATGATGGCTTCTTGGCAGTCATGGGCTCCAGCGCACTCCTGGACGCTCCCAGATGGCTTCTGCGTGAACGTTAAGGTCATGCAGGAAGTGGACATCAAAGTAGAAGTAGATGAGCTGGATCACGCTACCTTCACTCACCGCTTCATGGAGAACCGGGGCTCAGAAACAGGCCTATCCATTGCTGCCAATATCACTCACTCTGTTGATGGTATGGTGGTACGTGAGATGAGCCGTCGTTGTAACCACGATGAAACTCAACTCCGCAGAGCACTACGCTTCATCAACGTAGAGCTAGAAGGTGTCCGTGATCCAGTGGATCTCAATACAGATAACTTCATCTCCCTGGTTCATATAGAGAACATCAAGACAGCTATTGATAAACTGAGCCACAATGACCTGGTACGTCTGCGTAACCTGATCATTGAAACTCTGAGCTACAGAGAGTTCCCAATCGTCTGTGTACATGACGAGTTCAAGTGCCACCCTAACCACGTTAACCGTTTACGTTACTGGTATAAGGAGATCCTGGCAGAAATCGCTGAGTCTAAGATCCTGGAGCAGATCCTGTCGGATGTGCACGGGACTCCTGTGACCTACGTTAAGTGGGACAACATCGCAGACAAAGTACGCAACTCTAACTACGCACTCTCCTAATTCAGAGCCTCCTTCGGGAGGCTTTATTTTTTCCATTCTGGAAAAACTCCAGCGGATAGATAGTAGGTGCCTCCGGCACCGTCTGTGAATCAGTCGGAAATCTACGAACCGATATTCTAAATATCCCAAATCACCTAAATCCGACTATACGAACCCGATACTTAATCTGTAAGAGTAACCCTTATGCAAAACCCCCTAATTGAATCCCTTGAAACACAAAAACTAGGGGTGTTTGGTGAAAGCGAATCAGCAAAGGCAGCAATGAAATATGCCATTGATAATCTGCCCGATTCTCCATCCGGTCTAGTGACCGCTGCCATCATGAATTACCACAACACCCTTATCACTGAAATACAAAATATGATCCGGAGAGAGAGCCATGGGCAAGATACTGACCAATGAAGAACTCGACTTCATCCTGGATACCCTGCAGGACAAAACCCCGATCTCACTCATTGATCTGGATGCCGAGATCGTCAACGAACAGACCCGTCAGATTCGCTGCTTAAAGCGCGATCTAAAAGACGCTCGTGCTCTGCATTACAACTACCGCCAGAGTGTCCGTAGGCTATTGGAAAAACACCACCGTTGCGTGAAGTCCCGTAATGATTTACAGGCACTCATTTATGCCTTTGAAGATGAACACCCTGGATACCCAAGAACGGATTGGAAGCTTGAAGTAGCTAACGGTCACACCGTACTGGGTTACTGGGAATGGTTAATGAACTGCCTCGAAATAGAAGCGTTTTAGCCTGCCCTCCGGCAGGTGTTACCCCGTAGCGAGTAAACCAATTTAAAAATTAAAGGACACGTCCCATGGCAATTACAGTCAATACCACCACTGCAATCGAAGAAATCCCAGTAGCTCTGAAAGCACAACTGGTACCTATGATCCATGGTTCACCAGGGATCGGTAAGTCAGACATCATCAAACAGATTGCTGAAGAATATAACCTTCAGATCATTGATAAGCGTCTGAGTCAGTGTGATCCAACAGATCTCATGGGTTTTCCTACCGTTGATAAAGAAACCGGTAAAGCGTACTACGCACCTATGAACACCTTCCCTCTGGAATCGGATGATATACCTGCCGGAAAAGACGGATGGTTGTTGTTCCTGGATGAAATTAACTCTGCGCCTAAAGCAGTTCAGGCAGCAGCTTACAAACTGACCCTGGATAGACAGGTAGGTGAACATAACCTTCACACGAATGTCATGGTGGCCTGTGCCGGTAACAAAGACTCAGACAATGCCATCGTGCATGAAATGAGTACGGCCCTGCAGTCACGTCTGGTTCACTTTGAACTCGACATCGACCATGAAGCCTGGTTGGACTGGGCCTCAGCCAACGACATCGATTACCGCATCACGTCGTACATCGGCTTTAAGCCAGAATGCCTGTACACCTTTCAACCGGATCACAGTGACCGCACTTTTGCGTGTCCACGTACTTGGGAGTTTGCTTCCAAACTGATCAAAGGTGAGGCAGACATCAAAGGTAAGCTGGCTTTATTGGCAGGTACCGTGTCTGAAGGTGTAGCGCGTGAGTTCATCAGCTACGTGAAGATCTTCCAGAGCCTTCCTACCATAGATAAGCTCATTAACAACGCAGAGAAGATCCCAGTACCAGAAGAACCGGGTACGTTGTATGCGATCTGCGGTTCCATCGGTAATCACGCCAAAGACACAAACATTGCCCCGCTTATGAAGTTCGTTAACCGTATGCCGGTTGAGTTCCAGGTCATCACCCTACGTGATGTCATGAAGCGAAACCCAGCACTGGTACAGAACCAGGCGGTAATGGACTGGGTTGCGGAGTCCGCAGCGGAACTACTGTAGGAGTCTACTATGGGCGATAGAACCTTCTGTCGCCTGTCCGTACAAAAAGATGATGTCGAATTGGTCAAACAGACCCTCAACCGGATGGGTGAGGTGTTTAATGAATTAGATGTCTCAAACCATGACATAGCTTACTTCGATTTTCATGAAGTTAACTATGGGAGCTTCTTCTGTGAGGAAGAATTACTTAATGCTGGTATTCCCTGCGATTGGGAATGGCAGCAAGGCTCAGAGTACGGACCAGGCACAACCACCATACGGTTCGATGCAACCGGAGAGAAGCACACCACTGAAGTGGATGACTCCAAACAAAACCCTGATTTAGATCGACTGATAGCGTTGATCGATTCCCCGGACGAACTCCGAACATTCATCCTGAACCATAAAGAAGAAGTTACTCACATGCCCTGGGATAACCAGGCTGAGTATAAAAAACTTTATCGGGCCAAAAGGCTCATTACCTAAAGGACACTCCCATGAAACCCACTAAGGATATTACCCGTCTACTCGATCGTGCCAAGATCAAGCTCATGCAGAACCCTAACAGCACGTTCATCACAACGGTACTGTTCTCTCTGAAGTTCTCATGGGATTCGTCTATTCCAACGGCCTGCACCAATGGGCTGACACTCCAGTTTAACCCGGACTTCTTTGAGTCAATGACTGAAGATGAACGTGTAGGTGTGTTAGTCCACGAAGCATGGCACGTTGCGTTCCAGCACATGACTCGAGTCGATGATAAAGACTTCAATGACTGGAACATCGCAACCGACTACGTGATTAACAACATGCTAGATGATCACGGGTACAAGCTACCGGAAGGTGGTCTGATGGATCACCAGTACGATGATATGACTTCTGATCAGGTCTATAACAAGATCCATAATGATCAGAATCACCCGGGGCGTAATGGCTTTAATCAAGACATGAAGAATATGTCGGGATCTTCCCAAAGCTCGGTATCAAAAGACCAGGCACAGCAGATCCAGTCTCAAATTGAAGACATCGTAATTAAGGCCAATACCCAGGCGCGGATGGCTCAGGATGACCCTGGCTCCATTCCAGGTGAAATTCAGGTAGCGATCGACAAGCTGCTGAACCCAAAGTTACCTTGGTATGAAATCCTCTACCGCTACATGCGAGGGCTCGGCCCGGAGGATTACTCCTTCAAAAAATTCAATCGCCGGTTCCTACCGGATTTCTACCTACCCACCCTCTACAGCGAATCCTTGGGCGAAATCTCAGTAGCAGTAGATACTTCAGGCTCTGTGACAGACCAGCAGTTCATGACGTTTATCTCAGAGATTGATGCTATTCAAAATCACTTAAAACCGGAAACAACCACGGTACTGGACTTCGACACCTCCATCAAAGAGATCCATAAGCTTGAAGATGGTGAAGATGTCCGTCGTATTAAGTTCACAGGACGCGGAGGCACCGATGTTAAAGAGGTGCTGGAGTGGGCAGAAGAAAACAAACCCAATGCCTTAGTGATCTTCACTGATGGCTACTTTTACAAGCACGACATAGATCCAGGCATTCCTGTGATCTGGGTCATCCACTCCGGAGGGCATGACACTTTCACCTACCCCTTCGGAAAAATAATCGAATACCCTGACTGAGGTGACTTATGGGTAATAAATACTCTCACCTGCCTGAAGAAGTACAGAAAGCGGCCAATGCCATCAAAGTTAGTGAACTTAAAGTAAGTAAAAAGATGGCTGTAATTAGTCTCGATCTTAATTGGCGAGAACGTTTAGTGATACCGGCTGAACTCCTACCTGAGTTCAATAAAATCATCGAACAAGCAGAAATCCTGGATCAAGGAGATTTTCCGCATATTCGTGAATTCAAAAGAGACGAATCACCTAAAATCAGTTACATCACCCTAGATAACTACCATAAACATAAAATGGCAAAGTTACTGGGAGTACCTGTTTCTGATCTGGAACCCCCTGAAAAAGAAAAAACGAGCGTATTCTCATGACTATTTCCCTGAACGCTGGGCAACAAGAAGCCATTGGCAAATATCTGGATTTCCTAATCGACCCAACTAAAACCGAAATGGTGATTGAAGGCCCAGCGGGTACGGGAAAATCCACTCTGGTAGACCACTTACTGTTTGGTATGAATAAACAAAAACTCATGCTCTATACGACCATGGGAATTCATGCAGACAAACTGAAAAATGTGGTGTTGAGTGCCACCACACATAAAGCAGCGCACGTACTGAGTGATAAGACAGGTCAGGATGTGAGAACGATCCACAGCATACTGGGCCTGAAAGTCCACAATGAGTGGAGTACGGGTAAAACAATACTGAAGCCGGTCAACGATCAAAACCTGATTGAAAACAGCATCCTGCTCATTGATGAAGCCAGCTTCATAGATGATGATTTATTGGACTGGATCAGAAAAAGCGTCGTCAACAGTAAGATCCTCTATGTAGGTGATCCCTACCAGTTGGCACCTACACGCTCAACCAGTACGCCTGTATTCACTCAGGGCTTGTTTACAGCCCGTTTAACTGAAGTGGTGCGTAACGAAGGAGCCATCGAGAAAAACGCTAATGCGTTCAGAGATGCAGTCCAGACTCTACAGTTCCCTCTCATTCAACCGGACGGTAAAAAAGTCATCCATGTGGATGGCCCTACCTTCCAACAGATGATTGACCAGGAGTTTAAAAAACCGAATCACAATTCCAAAATCATTGCCTGGTCGAACGCTAAAGTGAACCAGTACAACGATTACGTTCGTGGTCTGAATGGTTTCACCGGTCGTCTTGATGTGCAGGAGGAGTTAATCACCAACAAGCACATCGAAGGTAAGAAAAAATCCATTAAAACGGACAGTCATGTGCGTTTAACCGGGGCTTACCACGAGGCGGTGGAGTACGGTGTACAGGGTTACAAAGTAACTGTGTATGACCAGAACAACACCAATGTACAGTTGTTCATCCCAGATAATCGAAACGATGAGAAAGTTGCACTTAAACAGGCCGCTGATCAAAAGGCATGGCCTAAGTACTTCGACATCAAAGAAACCTGGGGCGATCTTCGACCTACGCACTCGTGCACGATCCATAAAAGTCAGGGCAGTACCTACGATAAGGTGTTCATTAACCTGCCCGACATTGGTCGCTGTAACATCCCATCGGATGTGGCCCGGATGCTTTATGTTGCGATCTCCCGAGCCTCTCAGCAGGTCATCCTATACGGGAACCTTCCACAGAAATATGGAGGACTAGCTCATGCCGCCTGATGTATTCAGCAGTACATTCCGGTCTAGTTTCAGAGACAAGATAATGAGTTACTTGTACTTTGAACGAAACCGGATTCTGACTGCGGGAATTGATCGTCTAGCCATTAAACAGCGTGATCGAAAAGGGTCTGATGTTATGGGCTTCGTATACGCAGGTACCACTTACCACCATTCACGGGAACAGAAGTGGTCTAATGTATTTAACTTAGATCCAATCTTCCACAGTGAAATGGGTACGTTACTGGAATCCGCAGACATTGTACCTAACGAACCCCTCAGAGTAGAAAACCTCATCACCAGTCTTCTGGCTAAGTGTAAAAATCCAGCGGATTTAGAAGCATTACTACCTGATCAATTAATGAGCTTCTGGATTAAATATTTTTCTGCTTTAGAAGACCGTTACGAAATAACAATTAATTCAGAAACAGTTCTGGAATTTAAAAATAAAATGCAGGAGGATTACGAACTCGTTAATAAACGAATAGTTTTAAATATGGTTTTAAAATAGGAATACAAATGCGTCACTTATTATTTAAAGAAGCTGACACCTATGAAACCGCCATTTTAATTAAAAGTTCCAGTTTTAATAAAAAGTCCCTCTTAGAACATTATGTTGAGCCATTGGTTCAACAAGGTGTTAATAAAGATTCTCTGATTTGTTTCACCCTGGATTACGCTCAAAACGGTAAATGTCCCAAAGGTACTTGGGAGCCTTATCTCAATAACCTTTTACCGGCTTTGAAAAACCTGGGTGTAAAAAATATCCTCTGTGCTGACAGCCAGTATTTCAAGTCACTCACGAAAGTGGGTAAAGTCGATCCTCACTACGGCTATGTCCTGGACTGCAAATACCAAAACAGCACAACCAAAGAAACCTATGAGGATATGACGGTCACACTGGCCCCCAATTACGGTGCGATCTTCTACAAACCAGAGATCCAGGACAAACTGGACATGGCGATTAAAACAATCAGCGACCTACTCAAAGGTCAGTACCAGGAGCTCGGGGGCGGTATCATTCACTCGGCCCAGTACCCTACTGACTACTTGGGTATTAGGCAGGCGTTAGAATCCCTACACCAGTACCCGATGCTCAGTTGTGACATAGAAGCGTTCTCACTGAAATTCTGGGAAACGGGGATAGGCACCATCGGTTTCGCATGGGATGAACATAACGGCCTCGCCTTCCCTGTCGATTTAGAGGATCACCCGAACCAGGTGAGCTTCCTACGTCGTCAGGCGATACGTGACCTGCTCATGAAATTCTTTGAAACCTACGAAGGTAAGATCATCTGGCACAACGCGAATTATGATTTAAAAATCATCGTGAACACGCTCTGGATGGCGACTCTTCTGGATGAAAAGGGTAAGCAGAAAGGTATTGAGGTGATGACCCGTGGTTTCCACGATACGAAGATTGTGACCTACCTAGCCACAAACTCTACCTCCGGGAATGATCTGGGCCTCAAGGCTCAGGCACACGAGTTTGCGGGTAACTGGGCGCATAATGACATCGAGGACATCTCAGTAATTCCGAAACCGGATCTTCTCCAGTACAACCTCGTGGACTGCCTATCGACCTGGTATGTGTACAAAAAACATGCCCCAACGATGACTGCAGACAAGCAGCTTCAAATTTACAACGACATTATGATCCCCAGCGTCAAAGTCATTCTCCAGATGGAGCTGACCGGGATGCCGATCAATATGGAGAAAGTAAAAGAAGCCCGTGTCGTACTGGAAGCAGAGATTAAAAAGCACGATAAAATTCTCAAAGGCTTACCGTATATTCAGGTACTTGAAGAAGACCTGTCACGTAAAGCCTGGGAGAAAGACTTCGACGATCGAAGAAAGAAAGCCAAACATCCGGAAAACATAAAGCGTAAAGACTGGGATGTATTTAAAACCAGTAATAAAGCCATTGTGTTTAATCCAGGCTCGAACACCCAAATACAGTATTTGCTGTATGACATGTTGAACTTGCCTGTACTGGATCTGACAGACAGTAAGCAGCCTGCTGTAGGCGCTGATACTCTCAAAAAGCTAAAGAACCACACCAGGAACGTTACCGTACATGAACTTATCGACTCCCTCGTAGAAATAGCGGATGCCTCGAAAATTCTCGGTACGTTCATCAAGGCTTTTGAAGGGGCTGTTCTGAAAGAAGATGGCTGGTATTACCTTCACGGTAACTTCAATCTAGGCGGAACAGTCAGTGGGCGTTTAAGCTCATCCGGCCCTAACCTACAGAACATTCCATCTGCAGGGAACCAGTGGGCCAAGCTGGTTAAAATGTGCTTCTCAGCACCCCCAGGTTGGTTATTTGCAGGCGCTGACTTTGCTTCTTTGGAAGACAGAATCAGTGCTCTGACAACGCGTGATCCTCAGAAGCTGAAGGTGTATACCGACGGTTATGATGGTCACTGTCTACGTGCGTATGCCTACTTTGGTGATCAGATGTCTGACATCAAAGAAACGGTACAATCGATCAATTCCATCGCTAAGAAGTACAAACCCCTGAGACAGGCCTCAAAGGTTCCAACCTTTGCCCTGACCTACGGTGGTACCTACCATGCGATCATGGATCAGACCGGTTTACCGGAGGCAGAAGCCAAAGCCATTGAAGATAACTACCACAAGCTCTATCACGTCTCAGATAAGTGGGTTGCTGATCAAATCAAGCAAGCCACCAAAGATGGGTATGTGACAGTAGCGTTCGGTCTGAGAGTCCGTACTCCCCTTCTGAAGCAAGTCCTGTGGGATTCGAAGAAAACCCCGTATGAGGCGAAGAAGGAAGGCAGAACAGCCGGTAACGCATTGGGCCAATCCTATGGTCTACTGAATAACCGTGCTGCCATCGAGGTACAGGAAAAAACCCTGAACTCCAACTTCAGATACGACATCCTCCCAGTAGCACATATCCATGATGCTCAGTACTTCTTGATCCGAAATGATTCGGTCGTAATGGAGTATGCAAACGGTGTCGTCACAGAAGCAATGGAGTGGCAAGGCTTACCTGAACTTTACCATCCAGATGTACCTTTGGGTGGTGAACTCGATATTTTCTATCCAGATTGGTCAGAAGATATAACCCTTCCAAATGGCGCTACAGAAGAAGAGATTATTAATCTCTGTACTGAGAAAGTAGCCGCATAATAATAGCCCCCTCCGGGGGCTTTTTTGCAGTTTTGATTAAAACAAAAGAAACTTTCCTATATTATTAATAACCCCGCTAACGAAGATTATTAATAATCTCGTAAGGTTTTTTATATGAGTAGAATTAAAAAGAGAAACAAAAAATACAACCCTAAGAAAATAAATGGAGTTGTAGACAGAATTGCTCTTAAAAATAAACTAGTAACGTATGTTACGGGTGACGATATTAATAACCTGTACTGTTTAAGGCAGGATAAACAAATTGTCGTCGATAAACGATTAGCCTATGCGTTAGGCAACCAACCCTTCGAATGGAGTGTTGTAATCGCAGTATTCTGCAGAGATCAAAATGGACAGGAATACACCAAGTCCGAACTCATTGCCTCCAACGAAAAATACTACCAGCACGAACTCATCGAATTCCTGAACGACCAACACAACACCCTAATCAAATCAGTCAATAGACATCATTTTATTGGTGCCGGTTGGATGGCCTCACCTGAAGGCCAGGATTTCAGTGAAGCCGAGATCGATCGTATTTTCCGTAAGCTGGGTGCCTTTGAAGCACAACGTAACAGCGAAACAGGTGAAATTTACTTCCTACCGGAAGAGAAAGCCTCATGATCCTATTCCTCCTGCAACTGGTCTTTATTGCCCAAGCCCCGGTAATCAAACCAGCGTTTTATGAACTTACGAAAAGTTCATCAGTGGCACCGAAAGGTGAAGACATGCAACCGCACCCTTTCAGAGGGTGTATGGGGCGATCTTTTAAAGGCGCTTTATGAATTCCCAGTATTACTTCTACCACCCCCTGATTAATAAGCCCGATGACCGCCTATGGCATCAGGTACGTGAATTTCCCTCTCCAGGCATATTACTCCTGGTTCAACTCGATGACGGTACCGAGAGGAAAGCAATCCGTCCCGATTATGTAGCCACCTACAAATCAGACCCTAACTATCGTGATCCAGATACCAATGAACACATAAAAGGTGTCGTGAAATGGGCCATATATTAAGGAGGCAATATGCCTGACGTTTGTGATTTATCTGACAAAAAAGAGAGCTTCGTATTAGAGGCTCGTATTCAAGCGGCCCGTAACGCAGGGCCAACCATCAGCCCGATGGGTTGTTGTTACAACTGTGAAGAAAAGTTCCCTAAAGGCAGTCCCAAACTGTTCTGCGATGCAGACTGTGCGACGGACTGGGAAAAGTTTAAATAAGAGGTGATGTCATGGAAGCTCAGAAAGCAATCAAGCAAGCAATGATTACTCAACTTCAGCCTACGCGCATGGGCTTCTGTATCGACTCTTTGAAAAAACTGAGCCAGATACTGAAACCCGGTACTAAGATCACCATCACCAACGACTGTGTAACTGGTGAGATCGGTCACGAGCGTTTCCTATTCAGCAATCAACCCTATGAGTTGGAGGCAGACCTAGAGGCCTTCCAACGTATCTCAGAAAGGCGTGTAGCCCGATGACTGAAGAACTTCAAGTTGACCAGGAAGCAGAACTTCCTTTTAAAAATCTGACCGTATATGCCGAACTGAACGGACAACCGATGCGCTTTGTACTCCCTGAAGGAGCCGAGCAGGATCTGATGTTCATGTTGGCTCAATTGAATATGGGGATGCCCTTGGTTATGGAGCCACTTAAAGAAGGCTCCAAAGTAGAAGTCTACGAAGAACCCCCCAGGATGCACTGATTACACCTCGCTACTTACGGGCATGTGGAAACACCTCTGCCCGATTTTTTATGACTTATTTATGTTGGGTATCCACCGAGATACTGGCTTTAACTCTTTTCTTTATAATTTTTGAGGCATTAGACCCTGATGACACGCGGAATTCCAGAAACCCAGATGACCCAGAAACCTTCCGAAAAGGAATCTTCTGGTGGCGATAGCAATTACTACCTGGCTCATATAACCCATCCAAAGCGTTTAGATCCCCACATAACCGAGTGTGAAGACATCATTCGTGCTCTGGATATGACCTTCGATGAAGGCGAAGCCTTCAAAGCCATCTGGCGTAATGCCGCCATGCGGTTGGGTGGAGGTAAGCTGGGTGACTCTGCTGTGCGTAACGGCGAAAAAACCCAACATTACGGGGGCGGGATGATTTTACACGCTAAAACCCATCCTGAACGCTATGTCTAATAAAGGAATGGTTTTCAGTGCACTCGAAGAAGACAGAGAGCTTATTCGTATTCTCTATGAAGAGGAACACATGTCTGTAAAAGACATTTCAGTAAAATTCGAAACCAACATACACAACATGCACTCGTATATTTTCAGACGAGGCTTTACCCGTAAATATCATTCAGCGGTAAAGGATCTACCTAAAACCTCCCTGAATAAGGTGATCGCTGGTGAAGCTCCAGATGAAAAAGTGCTCCACATCCTCCGTAAGTCTGAACCAAATAAAATACTTATGGAGGAGTCTGAGTACATAAAGCTCATAGGAAACCAACAGTAAGTAATCAGAGATTGCCGAGATACTTTAGAGGAGAGGGTTATGAAAGATAAAAAGAATTGTGATATGCGTTGTCTGCGCAGGGATGATCCAACAGCACAAAACTGCGAAGGATGTGCGGGTAAGAAGGAACAACCAAAACAGGAACAATCAGTCCCAAAATGGGACAGTGATGGTTTACCGCCTTTAGGTGTTAAGTGCGAGTTCACCACTAACGCCGGTCACAACTGGCACGAAACTGAACTGATATTCAAAGACGGTAATGTTGTTCTTACATCAGCATACCATTTGTTCAAAATTAGTGATCCAGATATCGCCTTTCGCCTCATCCGCACCGAGCGAGAGCGCGACGAGCTACTAGCAAAGGTTGCTAAACTTACCTTTGATCTAGCTGTAATGGAGAATTTAGCTGTAGAGATGGATGTCAGGACGGTTGAGGTGCTTCAAGACATAATGCGTAGAGAGTTCGGTGATGATGTAGGGCTCTTTTTGGAAAAATACGCCCAACAACTCAAGGATAAAGCCTGATGATTAGAGCAATCTCCGCCCTCTTCCTGTACTGCGGTACCTGGTATGTGTCCACTACCGTTATGGTTGATCTACTCAAGTGGGAAGACCTTGGGTATGTCATGTTCTACGGAGTCGGTACGGCCTATGCAGCTATGTTTTTATCGAACTGGTTCTACGGGCCTGCGCGAAAAAAGGCTGAACCTGGAGAAGACTACAAAGATGAGCACATTAAAAAATTACAACAATTCCTCCTAGAATCGAAAGAAATTAACGCTGAGCTTATTAAACAAAACAGAAACTTAGTAAAGCTTCTAAAAAAACCTGGAGATACAGAATGACCTCCTATCAAGACCTTGAAGTACAGGAAGATGATCGTGTACTGAATGTAAATGAAGTCATCAAAAAGACTTCCCTGGGAAGAACGACCATATATCGTCAGATGAAGGCCGGCACCTTCCCGAAACAAGTCAGTCTGGGAGGCCAGCGTGTCGGATGGTTAGAGTCCGATATTAAACGCTGGCTCGAAAAAATCAGACACTCTCATGTTTCCGTATAATCGGAAGCCCATTGTTTGTCTTGAATTTCAATTCATCCAGATAGTCCGCCCAGTCCTGCATCATCGTTTTCCGTTGAGCCAGGAACTTAGTACGGTTATAAGCACGACCGTTGGCATCCTTAACTTCATGGGCCAGTTGGTGTTCAATCCAATCCACCCGGTACTCCAGTTCTTCATCCAAGAGAGTACGGGCCATGGCCCTGAACCCGTGAGCAGTCATTTGAGTTTTATCATATCCCATGGTTCTCAGAGCGACTCTCACGGTGTTTTCGGATAAAGGCCTACTTCCGCCTCGAGCTGAAGGAAAAACGTATTTAGAACGCCCTGTGATGGGGTACAGATCTTTTAATAACTGAGCACTCTGAGTACACAACGGGATCATGTGATCCTGCACCAGTGCATTCTTTAACTGCTTCATCTTAGAAGCAGGGACAACCACCATGTTGTCTTTGAGGTTTACCTCATCCCACTCCAAATATCTCACTTCCCCAGGACGACAGAACCAGTAAGCAGAACACCACGTTGCTGTCTTTACGACAAAGGTTCCTTTGTACTCGTCCATAGCCACCAGCAGATGTCCGACCTCTTCCGGGTCCGTAATTGCCGCATAATGATTCTTCTTAGTAGAAGTCAGTGCACCCTTCACATCTGCCGCCGGATTAAAATCTACATACTCTAAAATAATTCCGTAGCGATACACGTTATCAATCATGCCTCGCATTCGATGAGCCGTTTCTAAATGACCAGCGTCTTCTGCTGTTTTACAGGCTTTTAGAATATCGAGAGGTTTCATTTCATTCATATCACGCTCACCAATCGCAGGGAGAACCCATAGATCCATAATGGATCGATTACGATCGGAGGTCTTATCCGACCAGGTAGCGGATTTCATCTTGAACCATTCTTCAGCAATACGCAGAAAAGAGGTGTCCGTTAACTGAACAGGCTGCTCAGTCCTCCGGTGCTCGATTGGATTAATACCTTTATCCAGGAGAGAACGAGCAGAGAGTGTTTCTTCTCGAGCTTTCTTCAGAGAAACTTCGGGATACACACCGATCGCCAGAACCTTCTCTTTTAACTTCCCGTCCACTTTGAATCGAAATTTCATACGCCAGTACTTAGCGCCATTCTTTTTGATCAGCAGGTACAGGCCCAATCCGTCCGATACCTTGTAATCCTTATCTCTGGGTTCCAGAGCTTTAATATGTTTGTCTGTAAGAGCCATATTTTATCCCTGGGGGTATCAACTTTTGGGGGTACCACAAATATACCCCCATAAATCCCCCCACTATGCTTGGGCTAGGGTGAAACAACGTGAAACAGCATAGGACACGAAACCCAGTAAAATCAAGGGTTTTGGGATTTAGTGGAACAAGCTGGAAAGGTTATAAACTGGTGGATGGAGGCGCGGGTCGGAATCGAACCGGCGTACACGGAGTTGCAGTCCG